GCCTGCGTCCAATTATCTTAGCGAAGCAATTGCTTATGCTACAACAATGACGACAGGAACTGCTCTCCAGCAACAGGAATACAATGCGAATAAGACAAAAAGTGATACTGAATTTGCGAATTATGCTGCTGCAATTAATAGATATATTTCTGGCAACGCTAAGCCTGAAGATTATGCAACAATTGCAGCTATGGGCGATTTCAGTGAAACTGCTCTTCGAAATGGCGTTGATAAGAGCGCTGTACGAGCATCTTATAATACAAGAGTTCAAGCAAGAACGGATCAATTAAATGCAGAACTTCAAGGAGCATTAGCAAGCCTTGGAATTGAAGGATTGACCCTTAATGAATATTTAGCTCAAGTAGCAAACAGAGAAGAAGATGTTTATAAATTTTCTGAACTTGAGTTAAAAGATGAGTTCGAACAAGCAAAACATAACCTTCCTCTAGGTATTGAAACATTTGATCAATATGCAAATTGGAGAAACATTAAAATTGGTACAAGATCCGTTTCTCACAAAGTTCCAAGAAGCAATGCTGTTGATCAGTTGCTTGCAAACTATTCTGTTGATGAAAACGGTAATCTTGTTTACACACCTCGTAAAGAAGAGTATTTATCTCCAGAAGCTGTTTTAAGAGATGAAAAAGGCGAACAAGCCTCTACAAACAGAGCTAGATATTTATTGATAAGCGATGCAATTGCACAAGGTCGAAATATTAATTCATTCTTATCAGATAAGTCGTATAGTGAAATTCTACAACAGGATGACACTTTAAGGCGCATGATAGTTGCCGGAGCTGGAAATGACGCAGTTGGCAATTATGTTAATAGGCAACTTACTGGACAACAAGGAACCTTCCAAGATAACTATGGTTGGGTTATGAGTAACCTGTTTGGCGGAACTGACACATCCAAGTGGAGCGCTGAAGCGATAAGAACTCAATGGACTAATGCCCAAAATAATCCTGAGCTTCTCCAGTTCTATAATGAGATGCTTTCTTCAATGGCAGGTGGCGACATTATTAAGCAAATCGCACAAGGCGGAGAAGGCAATCTCGACGAAGCAATAGAGCTGTATTTAAAAGATTATTATACTCAGCTTTCAAACAAATATGGATCTGAGTTTGCTCAAGCTATAGGTCTAAATCAAGCAACATTGGCGACTGGTAATGCCAGTGAAAGACTCAGGCTGCTGTCTGGTTTTAATCAGAATATTGCTCAAGGTGAAAACGCTCAATACTATCTGAATAACTGGTCAAGTCAAAGTGCCGGAATTTTATCTTCTTATCTTGGAATGACAGAAGAAGAAGTAAAACAAGCCGATAGAACAGAGCTTCAAGATGCGATTAACCAAAGCGTAAAGGAAGAAATTATCAGACAGGCTGAATCTTACGGCGCAAAGCTCGAAGGAATCAATATTGATACTTCTTCCCTTTCGGATGTGCGAGCTGCTTTAGAGGCGTCTCTTTCAAGTTTGTCTGGGGACGCCAAGGCTTTTGTCGAAAATCTGATAGAACAAATTGACAAAACCGGCAACGTAGTTGGTAAAGCTTCTAAATCTTTAGATGAAGTTGTTCAAGATACACAACAGCAAATGCAAGAAGGCACGTATGAATATCAAGCTTTAGATTTCATGCGCAGAAATGCAGACACGGCTTATGTCAGGTCAAAAGAAAATGGCATTTCGACTATCGACGCTTTTGGACGTTTGGCTGGATGGAATCAAGAATGGAATTCTGTCGTTGGAAGCAATCAAGGCCTTATAGCTGCTTCTTCGCTGTATCAAAACGGAACTATAACTGGGCAACAGTATCAAGATTTCCTTGGTATGCAAATGTCTGGTGCCGGTAAAAATTCTGATTATTACAGTATGTTAGCCGGAGCAGCGTTGGGGCAAGGCTTCCAGAATGGTCAGTTTACTTCTGTTGAAGCTCTGCAGGCCGGAATTGCAAATGCCAAGGGCAATGAAAATCTTCTGAATTTCTATACTGAGCTTTCAAGTAAGTATGGAGAGTTCCTTTCTCAAATTGAAAACGGAGATCATGCAGAGGAAGCTCTTAAAAGATTAAATGAGCAATGGACTCAAGATAAAATAAGCAATCTTACAAAATGGCTGAAGAATGGATCTCAAGCTGCTCAAACATTAACAGCGTTAAAAAAGGGCGGAAAAGATAGTGCTCAGGCAATTGCATCTCTTCGTAAGGAAGCATCGCAACTTAATAATGCTGCTGTAGCTATAGAATCTTCTGCTGGAAAATCCGGAAAACAACTTAGTCAGAATGAACGTTCTGACCTTGCTTCTGTGACAGGCGAAGACGAAAATCTGATAAAAGAAATGACGAAAGAGCAAGTTGAGAAACTTCGTCAGAGAGCGCAAGAATCTATTGATCAATCTTTTGTTGAGGATTTTGGAAATGCAATAGCAACTCAATTAAATAATTTGATGGCCGAAAAGCCTGTTGATTTTGAAATGGCTGTGAAAGCTCACGTTGGAGCTGACGGTCAGTTAGATTTAAGCGAAATAAGTGCTATTGCCGATCAGTTAAATGATGAAACTTTAGCAATATTAGCAAGTCATGCAGGAACAATTGGTCAGCTGTTTGTCGAGCTTAAAAAAGAAGGATTAAGTGAAACAGCTATTGCGAAAGTAGTTGCTGGATCTGTAAAAGGCACTGGTAAACGTATTGGCGGTGGCGGAGGTGGCGGCGGAGGTAAATCCGCAGCCGACAAACTCCTTGAAAGTCAAAAGCGTAAGGTTTCTGAGATCCAGCATGATCAAAAGATGCTGGAAATCGAAGAAAAGAATTATGATCGTTATAACAATGATGAAGCTTATCGCGCAAATATTAACGAGCAGATTAAGGTTCAGCAAAGATTAGCAGATCAGTACTCCAAGAATATTCAAGAAATTGAAAATATGCGCAAGAGTACAAAAGAAGGATCTGACGACTGGAATAAATTAACAGACTCTCTTATGTCTGCACAGGAAGCCTTTGCGGGAATAGCAGAAGCCGTAGATAATCTTTATTCAAAAATGGACGCCCAGCTGAAACAACTGTACGAATATAACTCTGCATTGTTAAAGCATAAAACAACGATGTCCGAAATTGATTTTACGTTCTATCAGAACGTTAACGATCCGGAAAATGCTATTGCGGAAATTGAAAAACAGCTTGGGCTTGTCGCCGAAACGGAACTCAATGATCGTACCCGCAGACAGGAAATTGCAAACAGTATGGAAGACGAATTCCTGCGTAACGGCGAATCAGACAGATACAGAGAGTTGTTGGGCGAAAGAGACAGTCTGACAGAGAAGATTGCAAAAAGCGTAAATGACAGGTTTACTCTTGACGCACAGAGGCTGGATGTTCAAAAGAAATATCAGCAAAATACCGAAATTCCGTATACTCATGATCTGAACACGATTAATGCGCAAATGCAAAGAGCCGAACTGGACGAAGACATGGAAACGTATAAACGGCTCTTCGAACAGAGGCAGCAGATTTGGAAAGCGGAAGAAGACAGAAACAACGCTTATATTGCCGAACTTGAACTCTTAATGGCGTATTATAACTCTGTCGGACAAACGCAGAACGCTTTAAGTACGCTTCAGGAGATCAACAGTCTGCAAGAAGAAAATGATGATTTATTCAATCAAAGACTGCAAGCCCGAAAAGATAACCTTCAGAAAGAGCAGGATGCAACACGGGAAAGCCTAAATCGTCAAACGATGAAGGAAGATCATCAGAATTCCGGGTATGCCCAGATGGCCAACGCCTATAAGCGGGCGGGTGATCATGGGTCATATCGTCAAATGCTTTCAGCTCAGATTGAAAACTGGAAAAAGATGATCACTGTTCAGAAACAGCTGCTTAAGATCGAAGTAGAAAAGCTTAAGACGATGGTAAAAGAAACTGAAGAATACTATAAACAACTTGAGCTTATCTATGAGATCGAAGGAAAGATAACTGAACTTGAAGCAAACATCGCGAACGCCGAAATGGATATGATGGATGATCGTATCGATGAGATCATTGAAGGAATTGATCGAATCAATGATTTAAGCAATCATATCCAAAAATTGATTAAAGATCAGCAGCAGATGTACCAGAATCAAGGCAACTGGGACGCTTATTTTGTCATGGCCGAAAAACGCCGTCAAGAGCTCTTGTCTAATGTTGCAGATATGACAGCTCAAGCTGCTCAACTTAAATCTGAAATGGCAACCGTTCCTTATGGCGGGAGTGCATGGGAGAATCTTCGTTCAAAGGTGTTGTCGCTCGAAGAGACTATTTCTTCAGCAAGAGTCGAACTTGAAAATTTCGACCGTGAGATCGAAGGAATTAAAGTTAACAGACTTCTTGAAGAATTGAATCGCAACGACTCAGATCGTGCTCATAATATTACCTTAATGCAATATGAGCAGACCAGATATCAGAATGCCGGTGAGTTAACAAATTACGGCATTATGCTTCAGAAAGAAATTGACTATCGTAAAGAAAACTCTGAAGCAATGGAAGAAGAGTTGTTACTTCTGAAAGAAGAGATTGAGAATCTCAACCTGAGCGAAAAAGACTTCTATCGTCTTACTGAAGCGATTAAAAAGAAAGAAGAAGCACTGTCTCAAAACAACGTTGCAATTGAAAAGAACACAAAACTTTTGCGACAGAATGAACAAGCCATTCGGAAAACGCGACTGGATCTTGAGCAAATGGTTTTAAAAGTAATTGAGGATAATATAAAGAAAGAAAAAGACATGTTAAACAACACTGTCGAAATGGAAAATATTATTCTTGATGTGATTAAACGCCGGTACCAGGACGAATGGAAGCTGATTCAGCAAGACGAGGAAAAGAAAAGAGAAGCGCTTGAAAAAGAAAAACAGCTGATTAATGAAAGATTGAATTATCGTAAGCAAGCAATGGAGGCTGAAAACAAATACAGCGAGCTTGCTGAATATCAACGGCAATTAGCGCTTATCTCCGCAGATCCGACCAGAAGCAAAGAATCTAAAGAGCTTTCCCGGAAAATAGACGAATTAAGACAGGATATCAGATGGGATGAAGCAAGCCAGCAGGCTGAAGCTGCGACTGAGCGAATTGAAGACGAAATTAACGCAATTAATGAATATGTTCAAATCCATAGCGAAAACTTAAATGAGATGCTGTTAGATGCAAACAACTTTGCAGCAGAAGTCAAAGAAGTGTTAAGCAGAAGCTATGGAGAAATTGTGTTATGGCTGCAACAGAACGATATTGATTATCAAAACAGTCTTGACGACAGAAAGAAGCAAATGGAGCAAGGCTGGAAAGAAACATGGATGGCAATGAAAGGTATCGTTGAAACATATTGGGATCAGATTGAAGATATTCTTTCAAGCGAAGATCGTTTCATGCAATACATGTATGAGAACAGCCTCGACTATGCAAATGCAAGTGTCACCGGACAGCTTCAGCTTGCAAGCCAGTGGGAAGATGGATGGACAAATGCTGCAAACGCTGTAAATCAGGCGATCCAAGCAATCAATTACACTCCCGACATCCATGAAGACTTTACTCCTCCAAATGCAGATCAAGCTCTTCAGGAAGCATTAGACTGGGGCTATGATGACAGCTGGTATAATGTCGGCGGAAGCTATGGTCCAACCTTTACAACGTTTGAAGATGTTACTCAGCATGGGCTAGATAAACCTCAAGAAGAAGAACAGCAGCCTGAAGAACCTCAAGAAGAGCAGCAGCCTGAAGCATCGTCTTCCGAAACATCATCTTCTGAAGGATCGAATCTTGTGCCTCCAAGTGAATATGCGGGGAACCCTGAACCGAATATTCAACAGACTCCAACGACAACTCCAACTCCTAGCCAGCCAACAAGTACTGGTTCGCATGGCGGTGGAGGAGGCGGCAGCTCACAAGGACAAGGTTCTCTGTATGATGTGTATGATGAAAGAGGTTTCCTTACAAATTATCATGTCACTGCTTCGTCTGCAACAGAAGCACAAAATATTGTTAGAGAAACATATGGCGGATATTATAGTGCATCTCCGCACAGTTCTTTAGCTTCTGGCGTAAGTTCGTCTTCTTCTGGGTCTGTTTCAGCTTCTGTTTCTGAGGTTAATCATGAAGCTGGATCGTTTTTCAATACTGTTAGTAATGCATTTGAAAACGTTGCAAATGCGATTCAAAATGAAGCAGATAAATTTTCCTCAGCAGTTAGTCAACTTGGGATTGGCACCATCGATACTTCAGGCCCAATCCATCGTTTCGCTTCCGGCGGAATTGTTGATTATACAGGCCCCGCTTGGGTAGATGGTACAAGGTCAAGGCCGGAAGCATTCCTCGATCCTTACGACACAGAAAACATCAGGGCTCTTACTGATGCGTTGAACTATATTCGTGTTGAGCCGTTCTATGTTCCGAACACAGATACACTTTCCGGCAATACGCAGAGTATAGGTGATATTAACATTACGATTAACGGAGCCGAGATGAAAGATGATGCTGATTATGAAGACGTTGCAAGAAGGGTCGGACAAGCTTTTACAAGAGAACTTCAAAAAGAAGGGCTCAATCTAGCAAGATATTCATTCTAACTTTTCGGATTGTTATCATTTCTTTTCGGATCGTTAAAAATGAGACCATCCGAAAACGACTGTAAAGGAGAGAGGAAGGGACTTTGCTGTCCCTTCCTCTCCATTTTTTAATAGAGGAGGTGAATGTGTTTGAGAGGTGGATTTACTTTTTGCGGATATGATATCGCAGATTTAAATCTGGAATATGCACCAGATAATGAAAACACATACGTTTATCGTCCAGCTAAAACTAATGTCCACGAAGAAACAATGGATGGACATGATGGCGGATATTATTATGGGGCTTATAAACAGCCTAAAGAATTTATTCTCCGGTGCTTCTACGAAGAGAAAGATATCGACCGTGGATTGATGAGTAAACTATTTCATATTTTCAAAATAGGAAAATCCGGAGAGTTAATTTTCAAAAGAATGCCATGGTATTCATACTATGTTACCGTTATCAATGTTGATGATCGGGAAATGCTAAACTACCGCAATGGTCTCATCACAATCACTATGAAGGCCGGTTATCCTTTTGCACGAGGAATAAACATGAACGAACCTTATACGAATGAACATCTGTTTTATTCGTTGCCGGTTGACAAATATCATGACAAAGTGATTCAGAACACTGGATTATTTACAAGCGCGGAAATGGTTCCTCAGATGACATTTCAGGATATACAACTTACAGCTCCAAACAAAAAAACTATTTTTCTTGCAAACCCTGGAACTGAGCGTGCAGCTGTTGGGTTGTCCCTGGCTGGAAACGCCGGTGATGGGATTATCATTGCCAACGCGACAACAAGGCAGGAATGCCACATTGTTGGTATGACAAGATCAGCAACTACGGGAGCACAGAAAACATTGTACATTGACGGGATTAGCGGGAAAACCGTTCTCAGGGATTCCGTCAGTTCTGAAATAAGTTTCTTATATCATTCAGCAGGTTTTATTGAAATTGAACCTACAAGCCCTGTGATCAGAGGATTATATGTTGCAGAAGTCGGAACCAATACGATATCGCTTGTCAATAATCTTAATGAGAATGTTATTGGAAGATATATATTTATCAATTCTCACTGGCATAAAATCTTAAATCAGACCGAAAACAACGTACTGACACTACGTGTAAGCGACAATGAGCCTCTTGGCCCTCAGGACAAATCAACTATGATATGCGACTTGAATGAAGTCACTATATCTCCTGTTACAGATCTATATTTGGACGTTCTTTCTTTTATTTATAAACCAACTTATTCGTAAAGGATGTGATAAGGTTGAACACTAATGTGCGGAATTTGCAGCTAGACGTTTGTGATTATAGCGGCAACGTTCTTTGTAATTTATACGATAATCTTTCTGATAAGAGCGGACGTGCAACAAACGTATTTGTCACATCTGAAAGAAACGGCTGGAAAGAACTTTCGTTTACAATTCCTTCTATGATAAACACAGACGAAGGTATAGAAGAAAACTACAGGTTAAAGTATCTAATTGCTGATTATCGTATTCGGTTGAGGGATGACTATGAAACAGACTGGTATCTTATCTCTGAACCTAAAATCAGCCATGATACTAAATCGAAAAATGTATCTGTTACAGCGAATCATGTATCTCAACTGCTTAAACAAAAGAAAATGGATCTTGAATTCTCTGACGAAGAAGGCAACAATGTCGGGACGGCAAGGCAGCTTCTTGAGACGATTCTTGAGGGAACAGGATGGGAATGCGGAAACGTTGCACAGTTTATGGAACGTGATCAGCCTAATGTTGAGAAAGTAAGATCGTTAAATGCTTCGGCAAAAAGCGGTGCTTTTAAAATGATTGCTTCCATGTGTGAGTTGTTCGACGCAAAACCTATTTATCACGGCGACGAAATGACCGTCGATATTTTGCCGATGAATCCATTTTCGGAAGAAATAAACGATGACGGCACACCAACGGAAGTCGTAGACAACAACATTCCGGTGCTTGAACTTCATTACGACCGCAATACTCATAAGATAAGCAGGACCTTAAACACGGAAAACATCTGCACTAAACTGTATGCATACGGTTCATATGGTGATCGTGAAGGTCTTTGTTCTCTCCAGAAATGCGAACACGACGAATACACCATGACAATTTCCGGAAACGGAGAATACTATTTCTCAGACGGCGTTGCAACTTATTATTTCTATGCAACAAACGCAAGAAACAACGATACCGTTGTTTGGTCTATGCTTGATGCTGCATCTATGTCCTACGTGTGGAATAACCGCACAAATAAAGCATATCGTGTGTATAAGCAGCCGAAATATGAAAACAGAACTCCGTTAACACCAGCTGTTTCTAGTGTTCGAAATTATTTCTCATTTATTATGGATTTCGGATATTACGATTCTGTTGGCCTTTTGTCAGATGAACTGCTTCAGAAAATCGCTTTATATCAAAGAACCGCTCCTTCCCTATTAGCTTTAGCCGAAGAAAAATATGAAGAAGTCATTGAAACACAAAATAAGCTTAGTGTTATAGCAGAGCATAATACAGGGTTCCTAAAGCTCAATGTGAAGAGATATGAGTCTGATGGAAACTATCTGAAATTAGTCTTGGACAGTTCTCAGCCTGTATTATATCGTTCTGATTATGATGAACCGCGTAGAAGGTTATTTACATGGTATGTAGCGGAAGAGCTTAAAGAAAACGGAGATCCCGTTTCCGGGCTCGGAAGCGTTGTATACGCAATTAACCCAACGGTTTCTCCTGCAAAATGGAGAAAAGGTTATGTTAAGAAAGTCAATAATCTTACCGAGGACTACGTGTATACCGCAAAAGAAAACGATGATCCTCAATCGCTTGTTGTATGGCTGAGTGCTGACGAAGTTAATGTGTCGAATTTTCCTGTAAACAAAACACATTTTTATCTGTATTGTACAAATTCAATCAGTGGAAAACTTGGTGTCAAGGAAAGCGAAGCCGAAGCTCTTGCACGGACACTTCAGCAAACGACAAAACAAGTAACAGAAATTCATCCTACTTACTTTGGATGGGATAATGATCCGTTACCCGACTACCGTCTTGTTCAGAATAGTTACGGGTGGTTCTACAGATCATTCAGAGATTCCACATCTCTCGGGAATCTATATTTTTGTTACGGTCTCGCGGGCGACACAATCTGGAGAAGAGTATATGTTTCTGAAACACTGCCGGATGTTGTGTCCGGCGATTATTGTTTCAACCTGAAATCGAAACTTCTCTACCACGGAGAAACGCAAAGTGGAACGCTTAAATGGGTTGAAATTGGAGACAGTGGAATACAAATACCAAGCCATAATAAGTATTACGCTCCCGATGCTGAAGCACAGCGTCTTACAAACAACTTCAGCAAAGTCGTATTTTATTGCTTAAAACGCGACATGCTTTATAAAGGCTTGTATGACCGGTATGAGCATACGGCAGCAAAAGATATTATTCCAGGCAATTATGCTTTTGAAGATGAATATGGGTTTACATGGGTTTTCACTACAGACAAAATCATAACGCAAGGGAAAAAGATTATATTGGACACTTCGTCAAATAATGTTTTTCAGGGACAAATTGACGGAGATATTGTAAAAGCCGAAATCAAACCGTTTGATACAATTGATTATCCTTCGGCGAACGATCTGCCCAACGTAACTTTCAACCAAGGTGCTATTGATCGCACAACTCACGTTGAATATAACACAGACAGCTTTGTACGTTCAAACAATATAACTCTGAACTATTCGACGGATTACGATTATAATCTTCCTTCCGGAACTTATATCATGCTCTATGACTCCAACAGAAGATTCCTCGATTCTTATTCTTTAAATTCATCCGGAACCTTTACTACTTCCGAAAGAGTCAGATATGCAAGAATTGTTTGTCCAAGTCAGCCTACATCTTCAAATTATTTAAGAGTTCATGATTATACGAATAGACTGTTTATTTCAAGAAAACAGTATCAGATCATTGGCAAAACAAGCAACAATACGTTGGTTGCTCAAGGAAACAGGACTGGCATAAACGAGCTCATTGCAAATCTTATTGTATTCAGCGACAGACTTTTCCTTGAAAAGCTCCCGGCATATGATGCAGTAGGAAAACAGATTAACGATCAGAACAACCAATTTGCAAGCGACCTTGGCGATATGTACAGAGAAGGTTGGTGGCAGAAAGATGATTATGTCGAAGGCGATGAGCAGAAGTTATACGCAGATGCCAAAGAAAACCTGGATAAAATATCAAGGCCGGAACCAACTTATACATTTACGTTTTTAGATTTGTATGGATCAGACCAAGGATTAACGGTTGATGACAGAGCAATTGCAGACTGGCCAGACATCAATATGTCTTATGCAGCTCACTTAATCGATCCCGAAATTGACGTAAATGAATGGGCATTTATTGATAAGCTTGAAAAGTGTTATGACAAGCCTTGGGAAACAAAGCTCAGTATTAACACAAATCTTTCGCTTATTAATCAACATTCTTTTACGGATGTTATCTCCCATATTGCCGATGTTGCGCAGCAGACTAAAGCAAATCAATCCGTATATAAACGAGCTTCTAATATCTCCGGTTCAGGCAAAATGGCAACAGATAAACTTGAGGGAGCTATTAAAGCTAATGTAACATTGCTCCAAGGCGGATCGTCAAACTGGTACACAGATCCCAAAGGCAATATTATTATGGAATCAGCCGACGGCAATTCCGCAATGATGCTGACAGGGTCAGGATGGATGATCAGCAATTCCAAAGATAAATACGGGCAGTTTGAATGGAGATCCACAATGACCGGCGATGGCATGACAGCCGATGCTATTTATACTGGATTGCTGTCTGGAATTTTAATAGAAGCCGGGTCTATCACAACCGACAAGATAAATGCCAGCGTTGGACAGGAACTTGAAATTGGGAGCAATAAAGCACTTGAATTGTATGCGACCACAGACGGGTTCAGACCTGCCGGAACTTTGCATACCACTGATGCGTTAATCGACATTCGAGCCGGACATGATAATACTCCTGCGGCAATCTCTGTTCTTTCAGGCGGCGAAATTAATCTGAAAGCCGGATCTGAAAATACAGCCGGTGGAAAGATCAACATTGAGTCAAAAGGAGAATTAAATGTTTCCGGAGGCGCAGTCAATTTATCCGGTGGCAGTATGACAATCCGCTCCGGCACAGTACTGGATATTCAAGCTGGTAGTGAATTCCTTGTTGCTTCACCAAATTTCAGTATTTCTAAAGACGACAATGGAAAGTATGCTTTAACAATCTCAGGCACAGTTAATTCAGAGAGTGGCCATATCGCTGGATTTACGCTTGATAAATCTACGTCAGGAAACGTAACACGGCATTATATGTACGCAGGAGGAGATAATAATATAGACAGCACATCCAATGGTGTGTATATAGGTACAGATGGAATTAATATTGGCGGTGGAGCTTTTAAGTTTTCCGCTGACGGCACAAAAGCCCATTTGACAATTGCAGCAAGCGATATTGTTCTTGGTCAGGGAATGACTCTTGGAAGTGAATTGTCAACGGCGAAAAGCTCAATCTCAGGAGCCGCGCTGTCTATTGATGCTGCAACAGGCAATATAAGCGTTCTTGCTGCTAACACTGTAAATATTAATTCAGGTAAATTATTATCTATTCTTACAAATGGCACAATGAAAATTGGGAGTACTTCTGCTCCGTTTATAATCGGTTCCAGTGGAAGTATATCGTACATATATAATAATATGCCAACAATTGATTCAACAAATTTAAATGGCATTTATCTTGGAACAGATGGAATCAGTCTTGGCGGCGGGAATTTTAAAGTTACAAAAGCTGGCGAATTAACTTCGCTAAAGGGAAATATTGGCGGATGGGAAATTGAATCTGCTGGCATTCATAAAGGAGATTTCTGGTTAAACAGACTTGCAAACTCTTCTGTTACAAATACTACAGTTGTTGTGCAGGCTGGGACTAAGAGCGAAGGAAAATATCCTTTCCAAGTAACAAGCGGAGGTATTCTGTCTGCATTAGGTGCAAATATTCAGGGAGAAATCAAAGCGAAAAAGTTAACGCTGGAAAGCAATTCAGTTACAGTTGATGGGAGTATCCAACAGTTTTATTTCCATGCGGATCATGATACTTTTGTATCCCAATATACAACATTCAGCGAAGAAATGGCTAATAAAACAAGATTCTTGCAAGACAGCGGGAAAATAGATTTAGAAGCTATGACTGAAACTGTTGGAGGCATTACAAAAGTTGCCGGTATTCAAGTCGATGGCGCTGGACGAGTTGTTCTTAGTGCAACGTATTTTGATTCCCTTGGAGGACAGGCATCCGGCGTTTTAATTGAGCCAAGCAAAATAACCATCAGTACAGGTACGCTTGAAATCAATTGCGAGAACATGACATTAAAAGGCACTCCATTTTCTAACGGAACAGCAAATTTGTTTGGTCAATTGAATGCAGCAAAAGAGAACGCTGTAACAGACGCCGTAACAGAAGCCATAAGCCAAGTTGGGACTACGTTACAAAATTATAGTACTATATCTCAGACAGATACTGCTATCTCTACTTATGTTACAAATCTTCAAAACACAAGTGGTGTATATATTACAGCCGAAGGCATTAAAATATCGGCATCTAAAAAGTTAACTCTTGACTCTGGTGGAACAATTGACATTAACAGCAGTAACTTTAAGGTTGACGATCTTGGAAATGTTTATTTGAGATCTTTGATGATCTGGGATGAAAAAAAAGAGAAGTTTGAGCCTGTAGATTTTTCAAAGGATTTTTCTAATGCCGTTTCATATTCTAGTGGCAGTTGGAGCGGCAATACATTTAATGCCACGCTTAGCATATTTGGTAGAAATACCAGTAAATACATCAGTCTAAATGCATCAATCAATCCGCGGCTTGTTAGATTGCAGTCAGGTGATCGCAACTGGAGTGACGCAAGAGGAAAGGTCTGGGTATTAATGAAAGTTAACGGAAAGCAATCAGACGAAGAAAATCTTGATGTTGAAGTTGATGCGCATTTAGCATATGAAGCTGGAATTGATGATGCTAATGACAAATACACGCAGCATACTGGATATCTTCGAGGAGAATCCGTAGACGCCAGAACCGGCGGAACTGAGATGACAATAAATCCAATTAATACAGAACAAAGTGTTGTCGTAGATGGAGTTACTTATTATGCCGCAAGCAATGCGCTTAATGTCATCGTCGGAGCAAACGCACTAACACAATATTACAGATCCGGGGATCGTATCACATATTATACTCTTGATGATTAAAGGAGATTTTTATTATGAAACAATCTAAGATTAATATTGCTTTTTCTGCAACTGAAGAATTGATTAAGCAAAGCGATTTATCAATTTCAGGTAAGTGGGTTCTTTTCAAAGTTCGCAAAGAGCTTTCTTTTCATATGGACTTCTTTAAAGACGAAATGAACAAACTTCTTGAAGAGTTCCATCCTGGTTTTGAAGATAATATGCTTAAGTTTGAATCTGTGGATAAACGCATAGAATTCGAAAAGAGACAAAAGGAACTTGAGAATTTTGAAATTGAAACTGTTTTTACAAAAGAAACTTTAAAGCTTTCTGATATTCCTGGAATTACTGTACCTCAGATGGAAATGCTTCAAGACTTTATTGAGTTTAATCCAGAATAAATTTAATAAGATATGAATCAAATGCAACATTATTAAGAAAGGAGGAAGCTTGATGGCCTTTCTCGACGGTCACGGTCTTCAAACATTTAAAACAATGTTGGACGGATTGTTTGCAAAGAAGGCAAACAAAACAGACATTCCAACAAAGGTGAGTCAATTAACTAACGACAGTGGATTTACAGATAGTACGGGAACCGTTGTTTCAGTTGCAACAGGATCTGGTTTAACCGGTGGCCCTGTTACCACTTCAGGAACAATCAAGGTTAACATCACAGAAGAATCACGATTGGCAAATTCCGCTGTAGATGTTACTGAAACAGTAGGAAGAGTTTATCCAGTTCGGCTGGATGCAAACGGAAAACTCGCAGTTAATGTACCTTGGACTGATACAAGCTTAGTATCGAGTGTCGCAGGTAAAACAGGTGCCGTAACTCTTGAAAAAGAAGATGTCGGTCTCGGCAATGTCGAAAACAAATCATCGGCTTCGATAAGATCCGAAATAACGTCAGCAAATGTCGTTTCTGCACTTGGATATACTCCTCTGGATTCTTCTTTGAGAGGGGCTCCGAGCGGTCTGGCTGAGTTGACCCCTGAAGGGAAAGTGCCAACAAGCCAACTCCCGTCGTATGTTGACGATGTCCTGGAATTTGAAACTGAAGCCACTTTTCCTGTTCCAGGTGAAACAGGAAAGATATATGTAGCAACAGATACCAATTTAACATATCGGTGGAGCGGAACTGGATATGTAGAAATTAGCCAGTCTTTAGCTCTTGGTGAAACAGCATCAACGGCGTATCGTGGTGACAGAGGCAAAGAAGCTTACGATCATGCAACAGCAAAAGGTTCTGAGTTTGCAAGCGGATTATATAAAATCACAACAAACGCAGAAGGTCACGTAACTGACGCAACAGCTGTTGTTAAAGCCGATATTGTTAATCTTGGAATTCCTGAAAGTGATACGACATACGGAGACATGGGGCCAGCAACGGTAGACGGAGCTGGAAATCGTGGTCTTGTCCCGGCCCCAGCAGCTGGAAAGCAAATGTCGTATCTTCGTGGTGATGGCACATGGTCTATGCCTACAGACACTAATACAACATACACTTTAACTCAAAATGCTTCCAATGGTCACATTCTTACGTTTACACCTTCAGAGGGCAATGCTACTACTATCACAATTCCAGATAACAATACAACATACACGTTAACGCAGGATACTGCAGATGGGCATAAGTTTACACTTGCAGGAACGGACGGTACCGAAACCACGATTACAATTCCAGATAATAATACGACTTATTTAAGCAAACCTGCAACAGATGAAGGAAGCGACGTTTCTCTTGTTACAACAGGAGAAAAGTATATATGGAACAGTAAACTGAATTCAAATCTGGGGTCTACTAATTCCGGCAAGTTTCTTGTTGTTGATACAACAGGAAATATTATACCTATTACAATGCAGCAATGGTCTGGGGGTGATTATTAATGGCTGCTGATAAATTAGTCGATAGCGCACAGTTGGATGGTGCTTTAACAGCCACAGCAGATTCAATCAGAGCTATTACTGGAAAAACAGCCGATATCACCTGGGACATGGATGAAGGATTCAAGGATGAGCTTGAAACAATTCCTGTAAGGACAGGCGCAAATCTGTCTGCCGATGGCCCAACCGTTACTGCTTTGGCGGGGTACTATCGTACAAATGTTTCAAAGACAGTTGCTAGTGGAAGTGTTACTGAGAACACACCTACCATTGCTAATTCAACAGGCGTTGTTACTGGTTCATCTACTGTGTCAACAGGATACGTTACAGCAGCAACTCCAAGTAAAACACTCCAGCTGACCACAAAAGCAGCTGCTACATATAACACAAGAGCTTCGGATCAAACAATCGATGGATACAGATGGCTAACCGGGGCGCAGACAATTAAAGGCGTTACAACTTCTGGTATTGCGGCTGGCAATATTAAAACAGGTGTTTCGATTCAGGTTGGCGATGAAAACGATTCTGATCGTATAGCAGGCGTCACCGGGACGTTTACAGCTTCAAGCACTGTTTCGAGTGGCCAAACTGCAGCAGCTGCAGGACAACTACTTTCCGGCTATTCTGCTTGGGTAAACGGAGCAGAAATAAAAGGAACAATAGCAAGCAAATCAGCATCTGATATGTCTGTAAGCGGTGCTACTGTTACTGCTCCGGCTGGATACTATGCTTCCAACCAAAGCAAAAGTGTTGCAAGCGGATCTGCCACTACGCCAGCAACGACAATAACTGTGTCGCCAGGTATATCAATTGGAACGGATGGTAAAATAACGGCTTCAAATAGCGGAAGTAAAAGTGTTACTCCTACTGTAAGTGCAGGATATGTCTCTGCTGGGACAGCAGGAACAATTACAGTAAACGGTTCTAACACAAAGCAGATGACAACAAAAGGGGCAACTACCTATAATGCAAGCGGCTCAGATCAATCAATTGCATCCGGTACTTATCTGACTGGTGCGCAGACAATTCGAAAAATAGTTACAGGCAACATCTCTGCAGGAAATATAAAGACCGGAGTCGCAATTACAGTTGGCGATAGTGGATCAGGAACAAGAATTGCAAATGTTACAGGTACTTTCACAGCAGCTAATACGGTATCTTCCGGGCAGACAGCTGCTGCTGCAGCTCAAATACGTTCTGGATATTCCGCATGGGTAGCAGGTGCTGAAGTTAAAGGGTCTATTGGTAATGGAACTATAACTAACAATACGTCTGGTGGGACATCATCCGGAACAATCAACAGGGGCAAGCAAATTAAAATAGGTGCTGGTTTCTATTCTTCTGATCTATATTATACGGCACAAAGTAATAGCGGAACAAAAACAATTTCTGCATCAGGTACTACTTCTGTTAATGGATATGCGAATGCCAGCGTTGCCGCCGGTTCTGCTACTACTCCAGCTACGACTATAACAGTAGCGCCTTCTATCTCTATCGATTCAGCTGGTAAGATTACTGCATCGAATAGCGGATCGAAGAGTGTAACGCCGACCGTTAGCGCAGGATGGGTTTCAAGCGGGACCGCAGGTACGATTACTGTAAATGGATCGAACACAAAGCAGATGACCACCAAGGGTGCAACGACATATAATGCGAGCACGTCTGATCAGACCATTGCCTCTGGGACATATCTCACCGGAACGCAGACGATCCGAAAAATCACAACGGCCAATATTTCCGCCGGGAATATTAAAAGCGGAGTAACTATTAAGGTCGGCGACAGCGGATCTGCAACACGCATAGCGAATGTAACAGGAACATACGCACCGACATTGCATGCTGATGGTACTAAACTTACAACATCAGTTAAGAGCAAATCTGTTACAGTATCAGGCTTAGCAACCAATACGCTATATGCCATCAATATAATAAAGAGCGCTAACCGTGGCATTGGCCTGCAAGTCCTCATCATGGGGGATGGTACGATCATTGCAAAAACGGAATTTAGCTATGGTGTCACCGCTCAATCATCTGATAACGTTACTGTATCAAAAAGCGGAACGACGTTAACCCTTACATTCCCAACTATGATGGCTGCCACAAACTGTTACACAATTGGGTCAATATCATAATAAATAATCAAAACATTAATCAAAATCAACAACACATACTTATTTAACTATGTTGATATTTTTATATATTAACATTTTTATTTCTCAATCAAAGCAGTCAAAAAAGCTTTATTAATAGTAAATCTATTAATGCTACAACAAGCTTGATTAAGTGTTTTGAAATGCCAGGGCATTTCACATGCGCCCTGAAGAAAGACGCTGGTAAAGGAGATGAACCAAAATGATGATTAGAATGCCGCGAGGCGATATTAGACTGGTTCGATTTATTGTCAATAACCCGGATGGGACAAAAGCAGATATTGATTTTACAGAAGTTTATTTTACCGTAAAAAAGACCTCCAAAGATCATTCATATCAGTTTCAAGAACGTTTGAGCACTGGCGGCATTACGAAAATAACTCTTGGTGAATATCAAGTAAAAATTGAACCTGAAGACACGGCAAACATGAAATATGGATCATATAAGTTTGATGTTCAATTTGTTTATGAAAATCAGCTTAAAGAAACTTTTGTTGGAGATTTTATCTTGACAGAAGAGATTACTTTTAACGAAAACGAATAAAAAAAGGGGGTGAGTGCATGAATATATCTGACACTCAATCTGTTCGAAAAGGAAATTATCATACGCTCACCCTCGCTACTCCTGTAGCGATGGGTGATGGGGCGGGAACTTCAGATTACGAGAAACTAGATAACAAACCTGTCATCAATGGCGTTGAAGTTGTAGGAACTTTGACATTAGAAGATTTAGGCATCGAAACTGATGCAACACTTCAACCTCTTACTGAAGAGGAATTAGATGAGATATTGCAATAAAATATGCGTTAATAAATATAAATTGCTGTTATTTTTCAAAGAAAGGAAGCGGAAAAAGTGTTTATTCCTGGCGAAACTATCGTTCATCAATTTCACATTCCATTCAGCAGTGAAGAAGTCGATAAAATTATTGTGACATATTATCAGAACGATAGAGTTATCTTAAATAAAACAGCTTATCCTATCGACATATCTCAAGAGGCAACAGGAACAAACAGTCAGTTTTCTGTAGAACTTTCGCAAGAAGAATCCTTGTTGTTCGACGATGGGTACAGCTATACAGTGCAACTAAATGTGCTGTTTACATCCGGTTCACGATGCTCCAGCGTAGCGCTGAAAGGTGAAAACGGTATACAACATTATAGAGAGGTTGTGCGTTGACAATGAACGGAAATGGAGTTTTTGAATTTTATCCTACGTTCAAAGAATTCTTATCTGTGTACCGTGACGTAAAACGCGTGTGGATCGGTGACGGAAGCGACGGCGATAATAACGAAAGCGGTATGCTTTACGCCGAATATGCCAACAGTAGAATTGTTGAACTGGGATATGTTACTTTATATCCAATTGCCGTTGAGAACGGCTACCAAGGTACAGAATCTGAATGGATTCAAGCAATCGTAAACATGGCCGCAACCGACAAAGGTGCGACCGCAAGCGTTACTTATCAGAATTCTACAAGTGGAACAAATCCTCCAAGCGGTGGAACTTGGAGCAATCTTCCCAACCCACAGCAAGGTCAGTATCTATGGACAAAAATTGTTTTACGGTGGGTCGATGATACGACAAGTACTATTTACAACGTTTCTTATATAGGCCTGGACAGCTCTGTTGAAATTCGTTCTGTCAACGGCAAGACAGGCGTCGTTGTCGTACGTGGTGACGATATTGAAATTGCTGCCAACAACAGCAAGACAATCAAGCAGTATATCGATGAGCTTACGTTTGAGCCCGTTGTTGCAACTGACGCTCAAATCGATGCTATGTTTGAAAATTCTTAAGGAAAGGAGATGAAGATTCATGCCAACACTTATTACTTTGGAAAACCTTGAACGATTCAAAGGAAAACTCAAAGCAGATATTGAATCCAAGTACGGTGAAGCAAACGGTATTGCTCAGCTTGATGCGTCCGGCAAACTCGTAAGCACTCAAGTTCCTTCTGATGTGTATGAAGTGCACGAATATAATAATCAGGAAGCATTCCCTGTAACCGGTGAGTCCAATAAGATTTATATTGACAAGTCCACAAACAACATGTTCCGTTGGGAAGAAGATGAATATGTCAGCATTTCGTCTCCTGAGAGTATTAAATATATCCAACAGACATTAAGCGAAGCACAGAAGCTTCAGGCCAGACAGAATATTGGAGCGATTTCTGCGAGTGAAATCCCATCTTTGGATGGTTATGTCCGCTATGATGAAGCTCAAGAGCTTGAAGGAACTGAAAAGGTTCAGGCCAGAGCCAACATTGGAGCTGCCTCATCGTCTGATGTGAGCGGACTTTCTGAGACCGTTTCGACACTCAACGACCGACTGAACAACTTTGGCAACTTTGTGCGTGAAGTCACGCCATCTGAAGGCGGAATCAATGTACGTTACGACAACAACTCAACAACTACAATTGGCACAGGTTTGGATTTCAACGGCGGAACGGTGGACAAGAATAACTATCTGATTCTTTCCAAGAACGGAACGCCGCTGTCCAATGATATTTATACTCCTATTCAGCTCCCAGCAGGTGGAGGCGGCGGTGGTGCCGTTGCAACAATCGCATTGTCTAACGTTGTGAGGCCAAGCACCGTTCGTAACGGAAAGCCTGCTGTATTCAGTTTCACAGCTACGGCTTCTGACGACACGGATATCTCTGTAACGTGGCTTGTTAACAACAAAGTAGTCGGAACAAACAGTGATATCAGTGGCTCGTCTTTCTCCAGAAATGTTCAGGACGAACTTACACCTTCTGTCAGAAACACGGTTGAAGCAAGAATTACCAGCGTCGGTGGCGCATCGTTAACCAGAAAGTGGAATATTGAATGCGTTGCTTTTAGCATTGAGTGGGGTAGTTCGATTGACCCGATCATGCTGAATAACTCCAATACCAATATTTATGTTCCGATTAACGTATCAGCTGAAGGAAACTCAACAAATAACGTGACAATTACTGTAAATGAGACTACGATTACCCGTCAGGTTAACGGTAGTATGACTCTTACTGTCCTGTTAAATAAAGAAGTGTTTAACCCCGGCGTAAATGTCATTACTGCAAGCATGGCTTCCGCCGAAGATCCTGACGACAGAGCCGATGATATTCATTATACTCTTATTTGGGGTACAGGTGTGAGCTCTCCTGTTGTCGCATTTGAATCACCTTCAATTGATTGCAATCAGTACGACCTTGTGGATATCTATTACTTTGTATTTGATCCCAATAACGAAACAGCCAGCTGCACGATTCAGGTTGGATCTGGTAATCCTGTTTCTATCTCTGCGAGACGGGAACTCAGAAGATATCAATACTCCCCTTCTGAGTCTGGCACGATCAACGTGGTCTTGCGGTGCGGTACTGCTACCACAACGACAGTATTAAATGTTGCGGCTGTGAGTTATAACCTGAGCTACTATTCTGATGACAGTTTGCTCTATGTGTTAGATCCTTTTGGGCACGATAATTCTGACGCAGACAGAGAAGAGTTTGGCAATCTTATTTTTAACAACTACGACACAGCTATTCAGGAGTCTGATAAGATCCCGTTCGACTGGGTCAATGGTGGATTCAAGACAGACGAAAACGGAGCGGTTGCTTTCGTTGTAAAGAAAGGCAATACAGCCAGACTGCCTCGTGGTCTATTCGAAGACAGAGACACGAATGGTAAGACGATTGATATTTCGTTCCGTGTTACGAACAGCGATCAATATGACGCTGTTGCCATGTATGAGCTGAATGATCAACAGTCCAAAGGTATCATTCTGAAATCCAATAACGGTGAATTAAGACTGAATAACGTTGTCGGTAATGAGTTCAGATACAGTGAAGATACTCGTATTGACATGTCAGTTCTTGTCGAAGTTGCAAGCGAAGGAACTCAACGTCTCGCTACCGTGTGGTTAGATGGTATTCCTTCAGGAGCGATCAAGTATTCCAACAATATGCTTGTTCAGGATGAAGGACAGCTGGTTATTGGTTCTGAACACTGTGACGTATGGGTATACGGAATCAGAATTTATGCTTCTGCTTTATCTAAGGCAAACATGATTCAGAACTATGTATCATGTGGTAATACTACTTTAGAAAAGGTAGATCGTTATACTAAAAATACAATCTTAGATAAAAATGAAAGGATCACTCCTGCCATACTTCATACTGCTTCTCCGGATCTCACAATCATCGAGATTTCTGCGCCCAGAATGACGCTGAACAAGTCTGACTCGGTTGCTGTCGATGTCAGGATCACGGACGGATCAAATGTTCTCGAATTGTCCGGTGATGCCGGGACTGTATTTAAAGTACAGGGTACATCTTCTGCCGCTTACGGTCGATCCTCTCTGAATATGGATATTGACTTCAAAAAGACTGGCAAGAAGTACAAGATTTCTGAGAATGCAATTCCCGTTAATTATCTGAATATCAAGGTTAATGTTGCTTCTTCTGAAAACGCTAACAACATTAATGCAGTCGATTGGTACAATACTTATCAACCGTATATTACCGAACCCAGAACTAGGCCAGGTGTTCGCGATTCTGTCGAAGGCAAGCCTTGCGCTGTTTTCATTACGAACACAAGCAATGAAACAAAGTGGTTCAGCTCGCTTGAGATCAAACCTGAAGAAACTGTTCTTTATGCCATGGGCGATCTTTGCAACAGTAAGAAGAACAAAGCAGTATTTGGTCAAGATGGATCTGGCGATCATCCTACTAAGGCTTGTATCGAAGTCTCCGGTAATGACACTGAACCTCAGAGGTTTAGAAGCACTGAAGCGGTGTTCAACCCTGACGCGGATGATGGAGACGGACGCTGGGAAACCTCTGCTATTGTGGACGGAAAAACGGTAACTACGAAGCATTTTGAGTGGAGAATGGTTCCGGCTTCTGAAGACAAAGATGAAGTTGTTGCGTCATGGGATGCTCTTGTGGCATGGGTGGTTTCCACAATTAACGACAGCGCAAAGTTCAAGCGCGAAATGCACAACTATTTTGCTGTCAATTCCATGCTCTATCACTTCCTGTTCTTGGAATACTTTGCCTGTTACGACAATGTCAGCAAGAATACTTTCTATTCTTATGACTGGGATGAAAATGAACAAAAATATCTTTGGAACATTAAGTGCGCCTACGATATGGATACCATTCTGGCTGCTGATAACGATGGTAAACCGCTGGGCGATTACGGCCTCGACTATGGTGATACTATAGACGGCACACCCACCGGCAGACAGTACTTCAATGCTGCAACCAACCCGATCTGGGTTAACATTCAGAAGGAATTCCAGACTGAATTGTCTAATCTGTATGTCTCATTAAGGAGTGCAGGTGCTTGGGCCTCTCAGAACATTGCCGACAAATGGAACACTTATCAAGATCTTCGTCCTCATGCGGCTATGATCATTGACGCATACAACAAATATATCGCTCCTTATAAGACGACTGGCGTTATTCTTGGAGAAGATACGCTGAGCTATGATGACTCTTATCTTCCCCGTCTGCAAGGTTCCAAGATTTATTGGAGAAAGCAATTCCTTACTTATCAAACGGCTTATATGGACGGTAAATACGGCTACTATTCCAAGTCTAACTCTACGCAGTTCAGAACAAACGGCGAAGCCAGCAAACGCAACTACGCGATTAAAGTATACGCAAAGACGTATATTACGATTGTTGCGGACGACAACAGAGTCGGCACAAAGAAGATTAACGCTGGACAGGAAGTTGTATTCGACAACGTTTCCGTTGGTAATAACACTACAATGTATATAACTCCTGACCGTCTGATTCAGTATATTCGCCCGTTGAACAACACACAGAACAGTACGTTCTCCGCATCCGGCGCAGCTAAACTGATGGAGGCGATCCTTGGTGGCGAAGAAGTGAACACGGCTTGGCCTTCCGGCACTGGTGTTACTATTCCTTCTACGCTTTTGAAAGATTTCTCCATCAGAAACATCCCAAACTTCACAGATGCACTGGACTTATCTCCGAACGTAGAATTGGAAACGTTGGATACGCGGAATACCAATACGGGTCTGATTACACTTCCGTCTTTCTCTCCGTTGAGAAGTGTGCAACTGAACGCATGTACCGGGCTGTTTGCTCACAACTTGTTGAACGTTGAACAATTCACAATGGAGAGCGGTAACAATCTTGTGTCTATTCAGCTTGAGAATTGCAACAATACTGTATCTGAAGCGATTCGTGGATACTTGGTTCAAGCTGTTAATTCCGACCAGATTGCAACCAGACGTATTCGTGCAATCAACGTAAACTGGACGTTCAATAATCTGGATGCCATCGCCAAGATTGCTACTACTTGGCGTGGCTATAACAACCTTTGGGAAGAGCAGAATGCTCCTGTAATTACGGGCGTGATCAATGTTACGACTCTGTCCAAGAAGAAACTTGAACAGGTTAATGCTGTATGGGGCGTTGGCTCTGTTGAGGATAACCTTGACGAACAGAACAAACGTTGGCAATATGGTGACTTGACGATTAATTACAATTCTCTTATTCCCTACTTTGAAGTCACTTTCCTGAACGTAGACGGTTCTGCAATTAAAGACAGAAACGGAAATGATTATATTCAGTATATCGACTTGAACAGTCAGGCTTACAATCCTATTCCTTCCGATATCGATACGCCTACCTATATTGATCCTGTTGGACAGTATAGATACACATTCACCGGCTGGAGTAATCTTGGCGGTAATGTCACAGCCAACAAGACTGTAACAGCCACCTACTCCACAGAAGATCTTACGTACACGGTTAGATGGTACGATAAAGTCGGTGGCACGATGTATGATGAACGCACAGGAGTCAAATATGGCGAAGAAGCCGTTTACGATCCTGAAGGAACAATTGGACTTCCGACTCTGACAGATGAAGAAGTCGCAGGCGTATTTAAGGTATTCAAAGGCTGGGATAAGTCTACAGGATTTGTTAAAGGCGATATTGATGTGTATGCTCAGTGGGAGCAAGGCTCAATCAGCAATTTGACGGCTAATCTGAAAGATATGAATGTCGCTCAGATTTATGGTATTACAAAGAATTATCGCGCCGATGAATTCTTTGAAGAAGAAGATTATGTGGATATTCAGGTTGGTAAGGATTTTGAATTCTCCAATGTGGAATCTCAAGTTCTGCTTCAAGAAAGATATTTCAACGGTAATGAGATTCTTAAGTTCGACGATATCAAATTGTTCGATGAAAATTCTCCTACGTTTACGTTGGCAATTGACTATGAATTCTGTAGTAACACATCGAGTGCGACACTGATTAGCTGCTGTGATTCTACCGGGTCGGCAGAAGGATTTAGAGTTCACTATTATCTTGACAACAACGTTGATGAAAATGAAAGCGTAAAAGTTTTATGGGGCGATAAAAACGTTACCGTATCTCATGGTTTGAACCGTGGAATGCTTATCCTCAGGCACAGAAAAGGGTCTAAGAACCTGCTTGTTGCTTCAAGCAATCCAGGTCGGTATGTAACACACTCCTCTGATTATGGCGGAGACGATTTGCCTGCCGATACGTATAATCAGATTTCAAGATACGATGGATATAACACATCGATTTTCTACTCTGAGATTCCGAGAGCGCAGGAAACAAATACGGATTCTGTACTTTCTTTCGGCGCAATGGCATACGGTTCGCAAGGTCAGAGATACCCGGCAAAGGGCTGGATTCACTGGGCAAAAATCTGGTACGAAGATCTCGGAAGCAAAGTTGTAAGAGAACTTGCTGAGTGGCCGCATGAAACATGGAGAATGCATTATCGCGGGCATGATCTTTACAACAAAGACGATGGAACTGGTTTGATGGATGGAGCATCGTTCATTGCAAATGCTCCGCTGCCTCTGTTCTACGAAATGTATCCGTCCAGTTCTGGTGGATACACCACCGAAGGCGGTTGGAAGAATTCTCTTGTTCGCAACTTCATAAAAACAAGATGCTTTAATGCGCTTCCTTATACTTGGCAGTCTGTTATCAAACCTGTCAGTACAGTTACTAAAGGTGGTTCTGATAATCCTAATAACCTTGAATACACGACGGATAAGTTGTATATTCCTTCTTATGCGGATATGATGAATGTTCCGTCCGGATTAATCAGTTCGGAAAGTAGACAAGTTAGCTGGTTTACTGACAACAATTCTCGTGCTAAGTTCATGGGAATCGTTATTCCAGAAGGTGCTCAAATCTATACAGAAACAAGTGATCCTACTCTTTATACTGATACTCACACTGTACATGAGGGCGATATCTGGGCTCCGTCTAACCGTGCTGATAGAAAGTATGTGTATGTTTCCGCCGAAACAGCTGCAAGACATGGTTACTATGGTGGCCGTTACATGGATGATTCTAATAACAATGTTCAGGCAACAGGTTCTCAAGGCGGAATGTGGATACGTTCAATCACTTACTGGACAAGAACGAGCTACACGACTAACAATAATGCTTATTCTCAATACTACGTGCAGCCGCAAGGTAGCGTAAGTTATGTCAATATGCAGTGGGATATTGCATATCAGAGAAAAGGCATTGTCTTAATGTTCTCACTGTAAGGAGCGTGAACTAAGATGGCTTATTTTAAAGTAATCCAAGACAACACTGTGGTCAGTGTTGGTTCAGTGTTCCTTAAGTGGAACACGAAGAAACATAGGTTATTCATCTGCGATGTGGACAATGGTCAGTTTGTACAATCGTTCGACGAAAAGCACATCTACAAAGATAACTGGCTGAAGACTTCTGACGGTGATATTCAATATGAAGATGCTTCAATTGTGATTATTGACGAAACTGAATATGAAGATCTGAAAGAAATGCTGATCGAAGGCGAACCGATTGTTGAAGAACCTGTTCATGAGCCAGTGGTTGTACAGGAACGTCATGAACCAGAGGAAGAAGAAAAACCTTTAACAATCGCACAAATGCGTGAAATCATCGCAGAACAACAGAAACAAATTGAACTTCTGATGAAGAAAGTTCAGTAACTTAACGGAGGGCTGTCTTAACTGACAGCCCTCCTCAATTTATGCAAAGGAGTGAACTATATGCCTTATGTGACTATTTCGGGCAAAAAGTTTCTTGATGCTGTAGGCACAGGCCATCTTTGGGATAGAATTAAGCAACGCTACGATAGTAAACTTGATAACATTGTTGCCGGTAACGATGCGGTGAGCGTATCCAACAACAACGAAATCTCCATTGTTATCTCTGCTGAACCTGATAACGCATTGCAACTCAAGACTGCAGGCAACAAAGGTTTGTATGTAGCCGCTCAGTCTACTGGCGAATCATTTACATACAACATTGTTAAAGACACAACTTCTCCAGATTATGCGGCTGTGTATCATCTGACAAAGACACCAAGTGGTGGTGGTGATCCGGTCAGCGTCGGTGCTGCCATTAATATTCCGAAGGACATGGTTGTGCAGAGCGGTACGGTAGAAACCAAGAGTACAGCTGGTGACTGGGGTCCTGCCGGAACTTACATCCATCTGGTGTTAGCCAATGCTGACAGTAGCGATCTGTATATCAATGTCAGCACGCTGATTGAATATGTTACTTCTGGTTCTCAGACAGGAGACATGGTTATGATCTATATTGATCCGACCACTCACGTAGTTACCGCAAGCCTGTCTGACGACAGTATCACAGCTCAGAAGCTTGTACCTGCAATTCGTACAGCTTTAAGCAAGGCCAGCTCGTCTGTTCAGTCTGTTGCCGAAGGATCTACGAATGGCACTATCAGTGTTGATGGTACAGAAGTTGCTGTGCATGGTCTTGGAACTGCGGCTTATGCTTCCAGTGGTGACTTTGATGCAGCTGGTTCTGCGGCGGCTGTTCTTGGCACGAATGCCGATAGTGCATCTACTGCTACAGTTTTTGGCGTAAAGCAGTATGCATCTGATGTATATGAAGCAATTCAGGCTCTTACGAATTCTGAAATTGATGCGGCTATTGCTGATGCTGTTACGCCTTAATCAATTGTAGAGGAGTGAATAAAGATGCCTTACACGGCGACAAATACAAAAAAATTTCTGGATTCTCGCGGGCTGACTTATTTCTCCCAACAGCTTAACAATTATCCTGACAACACAGTAATCGAAGCAGTAGTAGAGGGCATTCAGGATGTTCTAGATGAAAAGCTAGATATAACACAAAAAGGTGCTGTGAATGGTGTTGCATCGTTGAACGCCGAAGGCAAGGTGCCTGCGAGTCAATTGCCTCCAGAGACAACATACGAATTCGACGGAACATATAATCCAACAACAAACAAAATAGCCACAGTAGGGACTGTATCAAATGCTGTAAATGCATTAACCGGCGGCGAGATCGGAGAATCTGGAACAGGCAAAACAATTACTTCTCTTACACAAACAGCCGGAAATGTTTCTGCAACTTTTGAGAATATCAGTATTGTAAGATCCCAGATCAGAGACTTCCCCACTCTTGGAATGGCTTCTACAAAAGACGTAGATACATCAATTTCGTCTTCGTCTACAAGTACTGATCTTCCAACGTCATCTGCGGTTGCATCCTTTGTCGAAGGTAAAGGTTATATGTTGTCAAACTTAAAAGGTTCAGCCAATGGCGTAGCAGAGCTTGATACAAACGGAAAAGTTCCATCTTCTCAATTGCCTTCTTATGTCGATGATGTGCTTGAATTTCAAACAAGAGATGATTTTCCATCAACTGGCGAGTCTGGGAAAATATACGTAAATCTTGCAAACAACGCAACATATCGTTGGAGCGGATCTACTTATGTATTAATTGGAACTTCTCTGACGCTTGGTGAAACATCATCAACAGCATACAGAGGCGACTACGGGAAAGCAGCATACGATCATGCTTATGCAAAAGGCAGTGCGTATACTAATGGCTTGTACAAATTTACAACAAATCAAGAAGGACACGTTACTAATGCTGTCGTTGTAAACAAATCAGATATTACTGGACTTGGTATTCCATCTCAAGACACAACATATACGTTGCGGCAAGATTCAACTGATAGACATAAGATTATATTCGAAGGATCTGATGACTCTTCAACTACAATAACGATTCCTGATTCCGGTTCTGTAACAAGTGTTTCTACAGGCGCTGGCCTAACTGGAGGTCCTGTAACAACCACTGGCACTATTAAAGTTAGTTTAACAGATGAAACAAATTTAACAAATCAGGCTGCTGCAACGGCTGAAGTTGCAAACCGTATATATCCGGTTCGGCTGGATAAAAACGGAAAACTAGCTGTAGTAGTGCCGTGGGCAGAATCTCAGTCATATAATACTTCCATTGCTGTAAGTGAAGAAACTAGTCAGATAACCTTAGCTGCAAACACTAAATATGCAATTACTGCAGGCGGGTCATCTTATGTGTTTACAACGCCTCCGAATGTAACATATAGCGCTATCACAGACAGCGAAATAGAAGCAATGTTTACATAAAAGTTGAGCCTAAAGCTATTTAATTATTAATTAAGCAAGATTAATATTCTTGTTTTTTATATAAGAGGAGGTGATCTAATGGAGTACGCAACTGTAATTGGCGGAGTTCTTAACATTCGATCAGACACAGATGTTAAATCCAGACGGATCGCACAAATTCCTAATGGAACAGTCATTGCCGTATTGGAGAAAGGCACCGTGTGGTGCAAGATCGTTTACAATGCATACGAAGGATACGTCATGACTAAGTTTTTAAAATTTGAGAGCGACAGTGATGATGAACAGGTTACGATTACGCTGTCGCGTTTAACCGCACAGGAGATTTTAAATGCACTGCAGCTCTCGCTAAATAAATAAGCGAGGAGTGAATTTTTTATGGGTGAAATATCTAAAGCAGTCGGTCAATGGATCGTTGGAAACGTTGGCTGGACTGTAATAATCATTTTATTTCTTCTTTCTTGTCTGTTCAAAGTAGCAAAGAAAGAAATTGATCCTCTTGGATGGGTCGTGAGCTGGATCGGAAAAGCTTTTACAAAGGATGTTCGGAACGATATCGCAACTCTGAAAACAAACACCGATGCAAAGCTTGACGAGATGAAAACAAAGGTCGAAGAACTCAAAACGGACTACAATGACAAGATTTCAGGTCTGAGAGATGATCTGGATGGCTTTGAATCTTCGACAAACCAAAGCATTCAAGACATGAGAGATGGAACCGCATCCAACTGCGAACTGTTAAAGACACGGCTGGACGCAATGGAGAAGTCTAATGACATGCAGACGGTTCGGCAAATTAAAGCTCACGTATTAGACTTCGCCAATTCATGCATGAACGGACGCAAGCATACTTTCAGAGATTTTCGTAACATCATCAAAGAAAATAAACAATACGAAACACTAGTCGAAAAGTACGGCTTGGTAAACGATGTTTATAAAGACGACTTTGAATTCATTATGGAAATCTATCACGACTGCAAAAAGAATCGAAGTTTCCTAAACGATAATGGAGAACCATTCGTTGAAGACGACTAAAGGAGTGAAGCAGGATGTCTAAGGCTAAGTTTGTTCAGTACTCTAAGAAGATGGCATCTTGCATAACCATCTTCTGGATGGTCTACAGAATTCTTAACTTCATCGTTGTTTTAATTCGACCGGAAATAGCGAACGCACTTTCTGACTTAAGCACGGGTGTTGACACGATCATGATAGTCAACATGGGTGCTTATACGACTAACTCTGCGACTGAAAAAGTTGCAATTGCCTTTGGTAAACGTAAGAGTCTTTATGTAGCCGAAGAAGAAGAGGAAGAAAAGACAGAAAAAGAGGAAGAAGGTGAAGAAAATGGCTGAAATTATTCGTCGATTTATTGAAAAAGTTTTATTAATTAAAAGTACAAACCCAAAGCGCAGAGAGCCTGGAGATGGGTCTGACGGCTATTGTGACTGTATTGGCTTGATCATCGGTGCTATACGCAGGATGGGTTTAAAGTGGAATGGTATTCATGGCTCCAACTGGGCAGCAAGAAAAGAATTTGTTGAACTTAAAAAGATAAACTCTGTAAATGATCTTTCTGTTGGTGATGTTGTGTTAAGAGGATGTCCCCCAGGAACAAAGGGATGGGCTTTGCCTTCCAGATATCGTCAAGGTGGAAAGTATTACAACGGAGATCTGACGGATTATTATCACGCCGGTGTCGTTACTCATATTAATCCTCTGAATATTACTCACATGAGCAGCAAGATGACAGTAGATACGAAGCTTGGCAAATGGAACTATTACGGAACACTTTCTATTTTAGCGAAAGCTGCTGGCGGAATTACGCCTAAGCCTGTTCCTACTGATCCTACCGATCCTACTGATCCTACTTCCGGCTCTGAAGCTGTCGTTGTTGCCAAGTCCGGCGGTACAGTGAACCTTCGGATTCAACCGTCTAAGAGCATGAGGATTATCACAAGAGTTCCTCTGGGACGTCGCGTTAAGATTATTACCCCCGGCGAAGAATGGTGCTATGTTACATACAATCAGTTCACTGGTTATATGATGGCAGAATTCCTTGATGTTGTCGGGGATGGAAGAGGTAAATATTAAAGGAGATGTTTATATGGAATTCATTACAGATAATTGGTACATTATTCTCGCTGTTATTGCGGCTGTAGCTGTTTTAGTTTACCTTGTTGTAAAGTTTTTTAAGTTCCCTCGTGCGGAACAGATTGCAAAAATCAAAGAATGGCTGTTGTTTGCTGTAACTCAAGCTGAAAAAGAATTTGGTAGCGGTACGGGTCAGCTGAAACTGCGTTGTGTGTACGATATGTTTGTTACTAAATTTCCTTATCTTGTAAAATTTGTATCGTTTGAATTCTTTAGCAAACTTGTGGATGATGTACTTGTAAAGTTCAAGGATATGTTTAAATCTAACGCCGCTGTTCAGTCTTATGTTAACTCAAATGTTGTTGAACATAAATCTGAGGTGTAACACATGGCAAATGAGAAACAAATCTGGGATTATTTAAAAAAGAAAACACATAATGCATATGGCACTGCGGCAATTATGGGAAACTTAATGGCTGAAAGTTCTTTAAATCCTAAAGCCGTTGCCGGAGTCAAAGATCCGGATTATGTTTCCAATTCAGATGCTGGATTAATTGATTTTGCTAACGATGGCCATGCATTTGGACTTGCTCAATGGGTATTATATACACGCAAAGAAGCTCTAATTACATTTGCAAAAGAACGCAATGTTTCTGTTGGAGATTTGCAGATGCAGCTTGAATACCTCATTGATGAGATGATTAATAAATATAAGACGATATGGAATGCTGTTATTTGGGCCAAGAGTATTCGCGACACATCTGACGCTATTATGTTAAAGTACATAAATCCAGCAAATACCAGTGAAAAAGCAAGACAACGCAGAACCGATCTTGGACAAAAGTTTTATAACAAATTTGCAAATGAAGAATCTACAGAAACCCCCGTTGATTCAAGAGATGTCATTTATCTTGTATTGACGGATATGGATGAAATAAAAAAGGCTATCATTAAAGAAGATCGTATAAATATTCAGATTGAAAATAGCCCTCAATATATTCGTTTATTTCTTCCTGATGCTGAATGATTTTACTTGCAACATAAAAAAAGGGAACTTCTTAAGAGTTTGATACTCTTTGAAAGTTCCCTTTTTTTTATTTTTGCTCGTCAATTACATTGTCAGTTTCAGGATTTTGTTCATCAACTTCAACATCGTAATTTAAGTCAAGAACGAGCGAGACTTCTTTATTTCTGTTTGCGTCTGTCCATTTCTTTCCGTATACGCCTACATTATCATTTTTTGCACACGCATCAAAGTAATCCCGAACAGCTTCAATCGCTTCTTCTGTGACTTCATTGCGCCAGACCCAGCCGCCGTTTTCATTTTTTACGCCTGCGTAAATAGCAGACGGCATTTCGCCATATGAAACATGATACTGTATCATTCTTGCACTTCCTCTTCTTCACCTGGTTTTTCTGTTAACTCTTCCTCGATAAGATCATCCTGTGTGTTTTCAGGAACCGGTTCTTCAACAGCAGGAAGTTCAACATAAACGACAACATCACCGTCTCCCCAGACCCATCCAACGACTTCCTGGTCAACGGTATATTCTCCCCCATCTTCGGACGCGAGATTCTCACCATCCCAGGTATAAACACCGAGCGGTGTTTCTTCGGATGTTTGCGCTTTAAAATAAATGGTTGCCGGTTCATTTGTAAGCAATTCTCTTAATTTCATAATAACAATCTCCTTACTAAAAAATATTCATGTGATAATGTCTTTATAACATTATTTTATTCCCATCTCGCTAAGAACAGTTTTTAATCCATTATAAATATTTTCATAAGCTTTCCGCTTTTCTTTCGGCATCTCTTGTAAAAGCTTGTTTGCCCTTACCGTCGGGCACCAGTCAGGACGCTTTTCAGGGTCAACTTTGAATGCTGTTATATCCAGTAGTTTTTCTTCGGGCGTAAAAGAATTTGATCCGCAAACTGTCATGTTTCCATATTTCATTACGACAGGACATTCCATGCAGCATTCAGGTACTTTTAATTGAAACATTGAATCACCTCTTCGCACAGCCAAAGAAATAAGCCGTTCATACTTATCCATTCGCTTTTTCCATATTATTACATCTTCAAATAAAGTACTCTTGCTTTTATTTCAAGATCGTCCAATGTTCCGTTGTTATAAACAGTAGCCCACGGTTCTTTTGGATAATCATCCAATGCTGTTTCCGATCGATGCTTCTGCTGTTCCTCCGTTAACATGTTAAATCCAGGCCGGATAATCCTGATATGTTTTGGATGAAATGAGCTCATTCCTTCTATTTCATTTGGAAATCTTGCGTCCGGAATAAGAACATAATCCCATTCATTTTCAAACATATAAAGAAGGTTATGAACAAAGTTAACCCAATAATCCGGTTGCTTCTTTCTGATGACATCCGTGCCTACGTACTGGAGCAGAGTTCTTCCCTTCTCGTCCTTATAGCCGTCCCAGCCGAAGAACTGTTTACAGATATATTTAAGCAAGTCTCCATAATGAACAATGAGAACCTTTTTATCGTCCTCTTCCATTACAGCTTTTAAGTATCCGGCCAACGTGTCTTTCCCATGTCCGGCTTTACCTGAAATTAAGATTAATTTCATGTCTCCACTTCCTTGATTCAAGTTAAAAAATCAGTTGTTTTTCCCTATGTAACGTGGAAGAAGATTAATATACTCTATGACAGTTTCAATGCCGTTGATAAAGTTGTCATTCCCATTAATCGAGTCATGATGATCTCTTCGAATCGGAAACTTATAGACGTCCTTTAACTTGATACAAGGCTCGTCATCTTCAGGGTCTATAGCGTGAGCGTTTAACATGTCAATAGCGTCATATACTACGTCTACATATTCTTCTTCACAGCCGTTAAGTCTGATCATTTTAAGAAGCTTTTCAGTTATCGAAGATCTGTCGTTCATTTCTTCTTCCTCTTTTCTAATGAAAAGTCAACTTCCTTTTTTCTCTTTCTCATTATTTCATGACAGAGTTCAACAAAACATTCTGAACAAATGTCCATTCGTTTCATTTCAAGTGCGGGATAACCAAACTTAACGTTTGGTCTCTTTTCAATCCAATGTTGGAAATCTCTACAACCCATTGGTTTTCCGCAGACATCGCAAATCCATTCATCGACTTTCATTTTTTGCTCCTCATATATCACCATCAAGAATTGCATCATCTAGATTAATCCAATCATCCATTATTGTTAAACATTCCCATGTGATTCCTTTTTCGATTTCTTCAAACAGCCCACCGCAGCATCCGCACACTACATCTCCGTTGTCAAGCAAAATCCCACCATGGATTGTATTATCTTCGAGGTCTTTAAATTTTATCTGCTTTGCCATTATTTATTTCTCCTTACGTTCTCCATCAGCACAGAACCAATTTTCATGGCAAGGTATGCCATATGAATGAATTCTGTTCTTTTTATAATTCCCGTCGTAACTGCAGTATTTTCCAAGCTCCATATAATATTTGCAGTCTTTACACCTTACAAGTCTTATAGGTCTGAAGTCTTCTTCGAACTGACCTATAGGTTCAATTTCGTCATTAATTTCAACGATATATTCTCTGATCATTTATTTTCCTCATTCCGTCCGCACAAAACCAATCAGCACCATGGTAAACGTCTCGCTGATCTCCGAAATCGTCTGTGTCCATTGCACAGTATTTACACATTTTGCCATCCGCTGTCATGGTTGCGTGTTCACAATCCTTACACCGAATGATTTCCGGTTGACTCAACGCTTCGACAGCCATATCAAAAGCTGCAGTATAATCCATTGGATATTCCCATTCGACTTGTGCAATAGCCATTCTAATAGTTTCAATGGCTTCCTGTTTCGTCATTCATACTTCACAACCTTTCCTGCCTTTTCCCGTCAGCACAGAACCAATTGGGCGAAGTATTCCCCCTTGTTTTTTCATCGTCGTATGTGTTCGGATTGTAGCAAAACCCATCTTTATAATGTTTACAATCTTTGCATCTAACGATTTTTTCATATTTATCTCCGAACACATCCAACAACGTTACGGGTTTCGAAACGTGCGCAAGAGCACGCTCTAAAACGGCAATCCGTTCACGTTGCTCTACAATAAGATTGAGCGCATCCGTAAGGGCGTCTGTTGTTGCTTCATCGTCGAACGGATCTGCATCCTGTGCGGTAATAATTTCATCAATAACAAAATCTGCGTCTTTCATTCCCGCTTCACCGCTCTTCTGCATCTCTGACAAAACTCGCTCTTTCAACAGGGTAAGGGTATCTTCGATCATTTGTCCCATGCAGTATTCCGGCTCTTTAATTGCCCGGAATTCCTTGCCATCACAAATCTGGTAAGGGTTACTGTCTCGAAAAATTTCCCATGACTTAATTAGTTTTTCTATATTAATCATTTACTTTACAGATCTCCTTTCTGTATACGGCTTAATTGTGATTAACTTCTGTCCTTCTGTTCCATGAATTAATCAAGTCTTGCTTTTGTTCGTCTGTTGTGCCATATCCTCGCTTCGGGTATCTTTTCATTGAGATTTCACATTTTTTACACTCAATCACGAGCATTGTGTTTGTGAAAAAATTTCCGGCGAAATCATCAAATTCCCTATCTTCAAGCCTTACATTATTTCCACAGAACGGGCATGGTTTCAGCTCGCTCATCCAATCACTCACCTCGGATCTCTGTATTTTGCCCCGCCTTTTAAATATTGCTTGTCCTCTTCCGTCTTGCACCATGCGATATATTGTTCTTTCATCTCATCCGTGAAAAGCTCCAAATGGCCAAATCCAATCAGCGGAATAAGTTCGCGATGACTTATCCATAGCCATTGTTTCAGGCTTTCTGTCATCTTAACCATCCAACTTCACCGACCTTCCGCAATTGGTTTGATTCCGAAAACACAGTATCCATCTTCGATTCCCCAACCCGATAAAACGTATGTGATTTCGTATTCTTTTCCAATCAACGGATGACTAATCATTTCACATCCATCTGAATCGTATAAAACAACGAACTGGACAATATCACCTTTTTGATAACCTCTATCGTTCTTACGAACCTCAAATGTTTTGTCACCACGGTTTACCGCATCGGCGAACGATTCACGAATCTTGATTTTATGTGTCATTTTACTTCACTAACCCTCCACTTCAGCCTTTACAGTTTCTACCATGCTAACAAATGCCACAGTTTCAGCTATACCGCCAATTGGAACACCACTGTTAATCTTGTCATACTTTTCAAGTGCTTCATTTACATATTCAGCACCGATATTTCTTTCGACCCACTTGGCAAGTTCAGACCGTAAATCGTAGTGTTTTCGTTTTGACTTTTTGAACAATATCATTCCCACTTCACCGACCTTTCTTCCATTGCGCAAAAGAATATCCAACAAAACCACATTCACATTCGTACTGATATTGCTCCGGATAACTTGTCAAAACTATATCTGTCCTTTGAAAAAGATTCTTTCCGCATTTAGGGCATTCAATATTTGTTAAAACTTTGTTTGTAAATTCTTGTGTGTACGGAGCCATTCGTTCAAATTGTTCCCATTTCATTCCCACTTTACCTTCCGCCCGCATTCAGAGCAGAATTTACCCAACCTTACTGGTTCTTTGCTTCCGGAAGGATACCATCCAACATTTCCACCGCAGTTTCCGCATGTGCATGTTCCATCTGAATCAACCTCTGGCTCAATCGCTTCCTGCTCTTTCAGCAGAGCAAGAACGTCCCACAACACGCCATCATACTCGTCTGTTTCACTGAGTATTTTGTTGACCCCGGCGATAACATTTTCCATTTTATTCATTCCATTTCACCTGCTTTCCGCACGAAGCACAGAACCTCTGCCCACTTACACACAGCGAATTACCACAATTACCGCAAGCATATCTGCGATTTGAAAGTGGAACCGGCTCAACTGCTTCCTGCTCTTTTAATTTCTTATTTAATTCACAGTTCAGGCTTATAGCAATTTGTGCTTCATTCTCAATTTCGTCCTGCAATTCCAAATAAGATAGAGCATCCGTCATTAACTCCCAGAAGCGCCCAAAGTCGCCTTGTTGATATATTTCGTATGGACAAAGTTTTCAACGCACAAAACACGGCTCTTTCGAGTCGTGTTCTGAACTATGAAAACTCTATGAGTCAATGCAATTTTAAGAGTCGGAGTCTGACACTCTATCCAGCTGAGCTACGGGCACTCAACGCCGAATATATTAGCATTCCAGCATTCGATTGTCAAATTTTTCTTGAGTGTTTTTTTAATTTTGAAGGTTTTGTCAACTTTTTTGTCAACTTTCAAGGCTCCAAAAACTCCTGTGATCTTTGATTTATCTATCCTGCCGGGTTTGCAATCATGTCAACTTTTTTGTCAATTCTTTAAGCGTTTCACTGAGCTTATCACTGGCGCTCTGAATATTATTTTTATTCCTGTCAATATATTTATTGAAGGTAAAACTAAAATCAGAATGTCCGGCAATAGCCTGTATGGTCTTGGGATCTACATTACTTGCCGCCAACAAAGTCAGATATGTGTGTCTGAAGATGTGTGGCGTGGCATTATGGAGGTTGATCGTCTTTCCAATTCTTTCCCATGTTCTTGCAAATTTAGACTGTGTCATGGGAGTTTCACCGCTGACAACGAATCCTTCCCCTCTGTTTTCCAGGAACGGACGTAATTCCTGTTGAATTGGGATGTCTCTGATGCCTGATTTGCTCTTGACGTAATCTTGGACGACTGAAGTGTTGCCCTTAAAAGTGACCTCAGATCTAACTAGAATCACGTTGTCCAGAACATTGTCCCATGTGAGGCCCAATACTTCTCCTCGTCTCATTCCGGTGAAGCATAATAGGGCCATTAACAAAGCATCGTTCTTTTTTAATTTGTGGATGTTGGAAACAATGTCGTTGAATTCAGTCACCGGCAGAGCATCCCGCTTGGTTTGCTTTTGCGGAAGCGTTATTCTTTTAGACAAGGTAGGATCTCCTTTCACCTTTCCGTCTTCGACTGCGTTCTGAAAAATTTCATGAAGCATAATCAGCATTTGTTTTGTATAAGATTTGGATAAATGCTGTTTGGTTTGAAAGAACTGCTGAATAACAGCCGTGTCGATCTGGGTAAGCTTCATATCGTCGAAGTACGGATGAAGATGACGATCCAGAAGAAATCTGTTTGTATCAGCCGTGGAAGGTTTCCAGCGGGGCTTAAGAAACACATCAAAGATTTTATCGGTATACTCTTTGAATGTTTCACCAGTCGCTGGCGTCTGAAACTTTTTAATTGCAGACATAATAATATCAGTGAAAGTATTACCAGTAATCCATGTATGGGTACCATCCGGTAATGTAATATGAACCTTTTGCCGTCCCATTTCTTTTATCCTTTCATCGGTCGGCATTGACTCTATAGAGTTTTCAAGGTTCTGGGAGAGAAATTGCCCGACGATATATCGGGCAATTTCCTCTGCTTGAGTATATGAAATCAGATTTTCATTGTCAAACATTTTCAATTCTCTCCAGAAAGGATAAGCTATCCATAAATTCGTTGTATTCTCCGATAATATTCAGGCAGCCAACAAATCTGAACTTGGGATCTTCTTCGGCTTTATAGAACGGATAGTACGGTTGACCCCCATATTCATCCATGACAAGAACATAGTCGTAGCTGTTCCATTCGCTGAGTTTCTTTGGAAAAGCAATGCATATAGTTGTGTCGCCATCTCCGACACTGTGAAAAGTGGAGTACCTTGCGTCCGGATGAATATAAGTTCCATGTGTTGATACGGGCATATTTTTAGCGTTCAACTCGTTTATGATATCCTTTATTTTAATATCATCTTTAATCTTATACCTGTTGATAAATCTTTCCATGATAACTCCTTACAGTATCAGTTTTCTCAGCGCGAACAACGTAAACAGAAGAACCGTAAGTAGAATAATGGTCATTTGCCAGTCTGGTCTTCTTCTGAGCATTGTTCATCCTCCTCTAAGGACGGACAAAGATCTGTGTCTTTCAGCATTGCCACAGAAAAGTAACCTTCAATGCCGTTCAGATGCTTTATGTTTCTGTAGCATTTCATGTTGTCGCACTCGTTATAGCACCATGTGATATCAAAGTTCATATAATCACCCCTAAATAGATCAGACCTGCCACAACACAAATCCACAGAAGCACCATCATAAACACGAAAGACACAGGTACTTCCAAAAGATCTTCAAGCAGCGTATTATGTTTCAATTTTATTCACCTTCCAGGAATTTACGTTTGATAAAACCTTTGTCGGTTACAGCCCATTCTTTTGTAATATAAACAACATCGACGGTGGACTTGGGCTTAAGCCACTTGATAATCTTTCCGTCAATGTATTTTCTGACTGCCAGTCTTTGGGGACTGATAACCTTATACTCAGAATCAACCTTTACGGGTTCGTCAAATACAATGTATCCTTTGTAAACCCAACCGTCGGTCAATTCCAGAGTCAGATTGCAGACATGCATATAGTCGTTCTTCTCTTTGCCGTCGAGATACAACTTCTGTCCGCACTGGAATAATCCAATCTCCTCACCCTTCCTTGAAGGCGTTTTCCGAACGTTGATCAGGTCATGCTCTTTGCAAAGAATGTATCCTTCGATATAGTTCTCTTCCTCTGCAATTCCAACACCTTTCAGACAGAGAAATGCTGCCATGATACAAGCGCCAAGAAGAAGAATTTCAAATACAGTTCTGATCCATGACCATAGTTCTGTATCTTTGAACTTTTTCAGTGTCATTCTTTCCACCTCTGTTGACCGCCGTAAATAGCATCCCTTTTAAATTCCGGGCATTTAATGACGTTAAAGCTTGTTGCGCCTTCCTTATTCTTTGTGGGTTCAGCTTTCCAGCCTTCAACGGGCTTAAACAACGTAGACCACGAGCATCCGCCAATGGCGTTCCTGCAATCCCAGCAAAGCGTCGGAGGCTTATTGAAGGATGGATTCATACTGTTTCCTCAGAAAGACAATAGCGAATGTAATGAACTGCTTCGCCAAATCTGTTCGTGGAATACTCAAGTTTCTTTTCAATTGGGAATCCCTGGCGTTCAATCTCAAGCATTCTTGCGCTGAGCCTCGTGATTCCCAAATCCTTAAAAGCTTCCATTGAAGAAATGGAACCAAACTGTCGGATATAATCCTTAATCTTTTCGCATTGATTCATCGTATTACTCCTTATAAGTAGTTTTTCATGAATGTCTCCATCCACTTGTCGTGCCCGTAGATTTCTTCAAAAGAAATTTGCGCATCCTTTTTTAATTGAATGTTCTTTTCCTTGTCGTACTGAGCTCCTTCTGTCCCGGTATGACAGCCGTTACATAAATAAACCCACAGGCCAAACTTTTCGCTTAGCCTGCGGTTTGCTACTCCTCCAAGGATATGATGCCGTTCAAGACATGTTTTCCGCCCACAGAGATAACATTGTTTTTCTCCCGGCTGAACGATAGACTTAGTCACGCCGTTCAACCTTCTTTCCCCATGCGGTAAGGAGCTTTTCACGCTCGTTTTCCGTCATCGTGGGAATGCCGAGATCGTTTGCTATCAAGACAACATAATCGATGATCCTGCTCATGGAGGCTGTATCGTACGTTGAACTACCGTAGTAGGCATGGACTTCTTTACGGTGTTCCACGTCATCACCCATGAAATCATCGTAATAGTCCTCAACATAATCATCTACAATCTCGGCAAACCATCCGGTTCCCTTGTCACTCCATCGTTTCAGAAACGTAGGAAGAGCTATCTCTTTCACAAGAAGATCCTCATACTCTCCTTTGGCTTTGATAGCCTCTCTGTAGACTTCATTCTTTCCGTCCGTAGAATATTTAGAGGAAGCTTTTGCTATCTCTCCGCATAAATGCCAGAGGTAAGCGTTGGCGTCCAGACTTCTTTTAGCGGAAAGCTTCTTGATTTCCACGCTGACATTCGAGTCTTTTAACTTATCGAACATCTCTCGGAAATCTTCGTTAACCGTAACCGTGATATTCTGACTTTGATCACGGTTTATGGTCAGATCCTTCAATTTCCCGATCATAGTCATGCTCCTTAACAAATAAAAGCATTGCAAGAACTGCGTTGACCAATGCAGAACAGATAAAGAGTGTTCTAATAGTAGAATCACCTTCAACAATAAAAGCTGTTACTGCGCAGACAACCCATGCAATCGCACAAGCAATTGCAAGAATCTTGTTAATCGTCATTTCATTTACCTTCTTCTATTATGTCCATGAATTCTTCTTCTGTTATATCAATTGGCGTATGCTCTTCGATAATCTTGAATATCTTGTGGGCAAATTTATTCAGCATTTCTTCTGTTACAAATCCATAGGGTTTGTATTCATAAGTAATTTCGTTTGGTTTGATGTTTATTGTCGGTGTTTTAGCGGTAGTTGTAACTGCATCCCATGTTCTAAGGTTTTCATACCCAATGGGTACAGTAAAAGCATCATAATAATTTGGCATTAAATATCATCTACTTTCGACGCCAACATGTCTGCAAAATGAGTGTAGAGCACGTTGGGATATTTATGAATTGCTTTATCGAAGCCGTCCCAATCATCCGTTTCATAAGCTCCCATATGGAACCGAATAGAAAGCATTTCTTCTTCAGTCAGAGGAACGAACTGAGACAGAAGCATAATGGATTTCGGCGCATGACCTTTCAGAATTGTGCTGGGGTTGTATTCGTAATGTGATTTGCCGTTGGGATCAATGGTCATCACATTTCCTTCAACTTCTCTCGTTTCCTCATACACCAGAACATACTGATCTGTTTTGCATAAATCATGGAACATTCCGACAATGAACGGACTCTGAGGTCTCAGCCAGTTAAGATGGTTATCCTGTGTCAACTCTTCCAACCGTGAATAAACGGTACGGCTGTGGTCGTAGAGACCGCCTTCGTACGCTCCGTGATACTTGGTTGAAGCTGGAGCCGTAAAGAAACCGCCGTTATCCAGCCAACGATAAAAGTCATCCTTCAGCTCAAACTTATTTCTGGTGCATAAATCCAGAAAATCACGGGTTCTTTCTTCTTTTGACAGAAATATCATTGTTTCACCTCAATGCCTCTTATTTGCACATTCAACATTCTCAGCATATCAAGAAAGGGTTTTACAAGTTCTTTGTCGATATAATAGCTTTCACCGCTGAGAAGTTTTACGACAGCCTTGTCATCCATAACAGAAAAGGACGCAAGGTTTTCAACGTTGATATACCTTTTTATGTCCGACTGGTCGACAAAATAAATCCACATATTTTTCCCTTTCCAAAAGCGGGCCGGGGGCGGCTTTGAGGCCGCCCCGTCCCGCTTAGCAGTTAATGATATCGATGGCACTGCAAAGAATATCTATTTTGCTTTTCAGCTCGCCATACCTATCCTTCGCCTTTTCGTAAAGTTGCATATGCTCTTCCATAATCTTCTTCTGCTCTTCCTGCAAGCGCATAAGCGACTCCAATTTGGCTTCAATGCTGGTCTCTTTAATGCCCTCTTCTTTTACCTCGACAGGCTTTACTTCGGCGGGCTTTTCTTCAACAGGCTTTACTTCATTGAAGTTTGCTTCAGTCTGATTGACAACAGGCTTCGTTGTTTCAGGATGCCGTTGCCGCCACGCATAAATCTTCTGCTTGGCTTTGGTCTTGCTGAACTTAAAGTTCTCCATTATCCAAGCGACCGGATCTCCGGAAGCAACGGCTTTCTCGTACCAATCTTCAATGTAAAGTCTGCCGTCCTTACCTTTCTTGCTAACAATCTCTTTCTTTTCGGCTTCTTCTTTAAGACGTTCCGCTTCACGCCTTCTCATGTTTTCTTCTTTCGCTCTTTCAATAAGCGTTTTCCCACCATAAAGAGGGATAGGCGGATCGTCATAAATCGTAGTCGCAAGAAGCTGTATTGCTCTTTTACCTTCCGGACAAGGAGTCTTGCACCTTGAACAAACGGAAATATCTCCGTTTGCCTTGGCGCAACATTTGATATATTTCTTTTTAATTTCTTCAAGTGACATATCCTGTAAAGGAACTGACGGATAATAATTTACAGGGCCGTTAGGCACATAAGCTATGTCATACTTTCTCATTTCTTTTATTAATCTCCTTCGTATCTCGCTTCTATATTCTTTCTTGTTCTTGCCAAAGCTTCCAATGCTTCTTTTGAATACTCTGCAAACTCTACTGTTGCAAAGTTTCTTCCACAGGCAATACATCTTTTGCGACGTTTTACCCCGTAAGACTGAGGCCTGCTCTCAAGAGTTTTATACATTTCTTCTTTCCCGCAATATGGACACTTCATCTTTACCTCACTCAAATAAAAGTTCCGGATACGGCAAAGTGCGGCACCAGTCGATGAATTGAGCCCACTCATGAAGCTTATGACCTTCTCGCTGATGAATAATGTTTCTCAAAGCTGCATAGGAAATCATGACATAACGCTTCTGAATATAAGACTGCGGAAGAGCTTCAATGACGCTTCTCCAAATCTGCTTCTTATACTTTTCGTCCTTCTCACATCTCCATGCCTCCATGCTGGTGTTGATGCTGTCCAGCATATAATGAAGATAATCATCATTCATACAGTCATGCTCAAAGTCAGTAACATCCAGAGGACGCCGCATCAGTGTATGCATGGTGCTCGTACTTACCTTTTCAACGCCAAAGCGGTAAGTGTCGAATTGAATCCACCATTCCCGAGGGGCTTCGATTTCCGCCCAAACCTGAATCATACGCAGATGTTTGCAATGTTCAGGGCCAGCCTTCTGAAGACGGAGAGACAGATCCCTGTCCTTGTCTCCAAGGGTAAATGTTTCTTCAATTGAATAGTCGCCGTTTTCGGGACTTCCCTTCTGAACCAAGTCCCAAGTACTATCGCTCTTTGACCATGACTGCATTGGGGCCCTCATGGCAAAGATTGCAGGAGCAAAACCATCCGTCTTAAGTGTCTTGATATTCATGTCCAGTCACATCCTTATATGCTTTACGAATTTTAACAAGATCATCCAGAAGCAAGTCTTTATCAGCTTGCAACTGATAGATTTCCTTATACATTCCTTCAATACACTCTTTTACTTCAGCCGTGTTGTGATCCTCCGGGCAATAGGCACAGAAGCGCATACATGGGCCTTGATAGCTTGACAGCATTACGATCAATTCATGAGGAGTCGTTATTCATCACCTTCTTTTGCCAGTTCGGCGATGTAATCGTCAACAACCCTTTGTTGTTCTGATGTGAGGAATTTTGAATACAAGATTGCCTTAAGCTCAATACGTTTCATCTTTCGATTAAGCTTAATGAGAGAGGAAATCAAACGCATCTGGTTCCGCTTATAGATCTCTAATTCTTCCAATTTACCATTCCACCCATTTCACATTGTTTATGTCTGTAAGAATACAGGATTCCGTCACATTCGGATGCCTTTTGATCCAGTCGTTACAGCCTTCTTCGTCTGACAGATCGTCTCGAATCTTATCCAGAATATGCAGACCTTTCCGATCAAGCTTTCTGACCAGATACTTACCGTCAGCCGTACATTTTGAATCGTCGAAGTTCCAATCCTTACGCCAGTCTCCGATCAGAACAATCCGGGAACCGGACTCATTAACGATTCCTCTGAACTCCTTTACCCTTGCTTCAGAGATTCCCATCCTGCCGGAAGGAGCCAAAGCATCAGAACCTTCAAAGTTAAGAACGTTATCTACTTGAAAAAAGATCACTTTCATAAGAGTTCTCCCGCCTTTTCAACGGAGACGAACTCACCTTTGGGAAGAGTGTTTCTGTACGGATACGGACCGCCGTTTCCGATGTCGTGCTTTCTGATGTAATCTACTTCGTCCTGCGGAAGCTCTTCAATAGGGCCAGGGTGTCTTCTGATATCCGCAGTGCCAAAGGCTATGGCATCAAAGTAATCGTACTTTTCTGAGTGATACTTATCCTTGTAGTAAGCTTCGGCGGTCTTCTTATTCCGCGCATAACAATACTCGGTTCTCAAGATCCTGTTGTTTTTCCCAAGATCAATCCTATAAATGAATGTTGTTTTCATGGCGACTCCTCGATTTGTTTTATTTCGCCTTGCTGAATCAGCCAAGCGATAGCAACGGCAGCCGCATCAGATTCATCATCGCATTTATAGTTTTGTTTTCCGATATACTTTTCCAATCCGGCTGCAACTTCTTCTTTCTCTGCTTTACCAGATCCGGCAACAAGTTTTTTTACAGTAACAGGATAGATGCTGTCCCACTCCTTTTCAGACATTTTCCACAGCATCAGATCCATTAAACCAACAACCTTGGATAAACTTCTTTCGGAGGTACTTTTCACATGCATTATTTCCGTTTCTCTTACAGCGAACGTATTTGAATCCAATGGGAAAAACGCCATATTAAAGCCTGTAACAATGTCATCCAAAAGTTGTCCATGCGTTTTCTTCGTGTTGGTTTTATTGTCAATAGAGACTAGTTTTTTTACATCCAGTTTGACTTGTCCACCTGTCTTATCAACAGAGAGTAAACAAAAACCTGGTCTTTTCAGACTCAGGTCAGCACCAAGTACTTTGTACTTTTCCGGAAAGATGATTTTCTCAGACTTCTTCACCATGGAAAACCACCTTCTCAAAGGGCATACCGCAACAGGGGCAATAATTAAAAGAAGGACGATTCTCAATCCAATGAATGGATGTTGTTTGAATCGTCCACAGTTCATCCCCGAATATAGGCCTTCCGGTGCAGTCTATAAAGAGACTGCAGTAAGAACAGCGCCATCCTTTTTGTGACGCATCCAATTCCAGTTTTGCATAGTCCAATTTAACCACTCCGTTTATTCATTTTTAAGAAGATACTTATTACTTACTACCTTCATTGAGAGTGGTCCGCCGATAATTTCATTATAAATTGGTTCTGTTGGCCGAACCACAATTCCTTCTTTGCGTCCGCCGGTTGAGTAGTTTCCGTCTGCTCTTTCAAGCATAGCTTCAATAGTCGGATATTTTGACGGAAGATCGGTTCCGACTTCTTCAATAGGCACGGTTGGCATATCCATGAACGCACAAAGCTCCTGCATTCGCTTCAGCCCAACGCGTTTCCCGTTCTCGCGAATGGTAAATACATACCACTCCGGCTTCGCAAGCCTTAACGGATTCTTCTGAATGCCGGGAGCGCAGAACTCGCCTTGCACGGTCAGTTTATCAATGCCAAACCTGCCCATTGCGTGACGCATATTATATTCATAGTTCTTTTGTTTGATAAACTCATAGAACGAGCTTGATCCATCGTCTTTGTACTCGTAGTTATGTCCGCAGACATGAAACCCGTTCTCATCGATGGAAAGAGAGTGAGAAGATCCGTCCATCTTGGTGGAGATATAGTACTCAAGATCCTTGAAAGCTTCAGCAAACTCGGCGAAATTCTGGATTCTGATCTCGTCACTGTGCGGAACATCATAAGGAAGAGAACCGATGACTGTTCCACCCGTGGTGGCACGTTCTTCAATCTCCCATTTCTTCACACCGAGAATGTTTGTTACATCCTGTCCGAGAATTGGATTCTCAATCTCCGGAAACTCTGAGAGAGGAAGAATCAGCCCCTGTGAGATTTGTCCACGGAATTTCATGGTCTTAATCTTGAAGCCTTCTCCCATAACGTCTGTCTTCCTGTAGCTGGATGCTCTGAGGAATTCAAACCGTTCGTCCATAGGAAGAAAAGAATCGATTTCAAAGTAGACAGCCAGGTCTCCGACATTAAACTGTCCTTTGTTTCCTACGCATTTCCATCCTTCAACGGAAAGAAGTTCCAGTCTGTCTGCGTTCTCGATTGGTTCAATCTTCCATACTTTCTGAATGCTTGCGAGCTTTCTCAAATAATCACTTCCTTTTCAATGCGTTATCCAGTTTCACAAGCAGTTCTTTTGCAGATTTTTTACTGAGCTTTGCGGTAATGTTTTCGCTGAACATCTGAAAGTACTTCATGCCGTACTGACATCTTTTATCCTTCGCCGCATCGCTCGTGTTTACAGGTCTTTCATATTTAAGCATTACAATATCCGATGCTTCTTTTACGCTCTTTGCAGAGTAAAGTGTGTTTAACACTGTTTTATACTGATTCAATTCATACCAGAGGTAATCAAGTTGAAGAGTCAGATCCCCTACTGATTTACCCTGTTCTCTTGCCATCTTTAATAAGGCAAGTTTCCTTGTGTGGTAACACCACTGACACAAGCCGTATGCGATTCCGTCTGTTGCAAAATTATCATTTCTGTTCGCATCTGCCACGGCTGTATATTCTTCATCTGTTAATCCGGTTTTCTTCTTTACATTGTTTCCATTAACTGGATTCAAAGAACTTTCAGCATAAAGATTTCCCATGAGTCCGGCAACTCCGTAGGGGTTTCTTATCTTTGCGGACAAATAGTCCCAAATTGGCTTTTCATTCATTGTTTCGCTCCAGCAGCAAATTTTCTATATCGTCTTCTACTATATTGATTACGGAAACCGGCGAACCTTTATATGCGTTTAAACGTCCAGAACCTGTTACGTGTATTTCCCATCCGATTTCCGATTTGTGATTTGTTTCAATCGTTACATCTGCACTTCCAACATCGTAAGAGCAAAGAACAGCTCCTGAGTCCTTGTCAACAAGATAAAACGCTTGTGCGTTTACAATACTTCTATCCATCTAATCATCCTTATAAAAAAAGAGGGCAGGATTTTACTCCTGCCCTCTCGGTCAATTACTGGTTGAACTCCATATCCAGGGTTTCATCCAGCTCCATCTCGGCAGAGGCTAACGCATCCTTCGCGTCCTGAATAGCTTGCTTATAGATTTCAACTTCGTTCATGAGTTCTTGAATCTTGTTGTTTTCCATAATTTTCTCTTCTCCCTTTTCATTGTCGATGAGTTCCATCAGGTCGTTTTGGTCTTCACTGCCGTAGTTGTGTACAATCATAGCATCGCTCCTTATCAAAAGATACTTATCTCTGGCTGCTGCCGTCTTCGTAGCGAGCCGCGGTTCTCCCTACTGTTACAGCCATTTAACTGAACTTTCACGTTCAGCACCATTTCTCCTTTACGGTAACTTTCGAAAGTCTTCAAAGTTCGGTACCGAATTAATCGTCGAAATCATCATCATCGAAGTTGTCATCATCGAAGCTTGTTCCTAAGTCATCCGTTTCTTCGTCATCTTCGCTCGGCTCACTGTCATAAACGTCAAAGACTCTCATACGTTTATCCAGTCTTGTTCCGGCTTTCTCGTTGGACTTATCTATTAAAGCAAGCAATCTTTTTACAGAGAGAGGAGAAGAGGCAATCACTCCATTGTCAAAGAAAATTGCAGACTTTGCTTTCGTCAGTCCACACCCATTCAGTAATGTACCGTTCTTTCTTTCATCAGATATTATTTTTCTTGCTTGATATATTTCTGTAGACATGATCGCAACAATGCGGGTAGCACACACTGCAACATCAAACTGACGATTATCACTGCGCTTATTGGAAATTCGAATAAACCGAAGAGGTATTGTATAGCCCATGGGAAATCAACTCCTTTTAACCTGAATAGCGGGTGGCTTTACGGCCACCCGCTTGAGTTGCTCCCATAAGGTTATTTAAAACATATCGTCATCAAACGTGCCAATGTTTCCGTTTCCAAAGATACTGTCCACGGAACCACCGACTAAATCTCCATCTGTATCATAGAGATTCTGTCCGTTTTCAAATATGCTATCGATTGTGTATCCTACTTTTCCTTTTGCGTCACTATATAAGTTTTGTCCGTTCCCTATTACAGAATCAATCGAATATCCTGCATGAGAACCATCCGCTCTATAAAAGTTCTGTCCGTTACCAAAGACACTGTCTATTGAATAGCCAATTAAATTTCCGTTTTCATCATAATAATTCTGTCCATTGCCGAATACACTGTCGATCCCATAATACTTCATTTCTTTTGCACTCCTTTAATTTCCTTTGGGAGCAATTACTTTGTAACTCTTCGCCCAGATATCATACTCACCGGGCACCACAGCCTTCGCTCCGCCTTTATATGTATAACGCGGGCTCCTATTATACTGCAGCAGGCTAATGCAGTCTCCTTCATTGAAGGAATGTTTTGCAAAATCGTCCTTCTTGAATCTTATAATGCCAGAAGATCCTCGTTGGACTGAATACAATGTGGCTTTTACGCCATATTTTGCGTCTATTGCTCTAACAAAGTATAAATTGTCCGGCTGTGTTTTGTCAAACGACAGACACAAACCTACGTTTGCCAGTTCAGACGCCAGTCTCTGCCCTATATCCAGCTCTTCATCCGGCAGAGACTTTTCAAATTCACGGCAGAGTTCCATTCTGGATTCGTATGACTTAATCGTCTTGGTAAGCTTGTTTTTACCTTCAAAGAATTCATCAAACACCTTCATCAGCTTACCTGCCTTGCCAAACTGTTCAAAGTAGTTCAGCTCTATTAGTATCTTAATTTGACGAGTATCAAGACATGAATCCATCTGCAATGTTCTCAACACGTCTGTGAAAGTTTCATATGAACCAAGACCCAACCGCTGAAGATCTCTTGCGGCGGCTTTGCTCATATAACGAATAGAAGACAGTGACTGAGAGATTGTTCCATGTTCCTTATCTACTACCCAGTCTCTGTTGTCTTGACCAAACCTTCCAGCAGTCAGCGAAATGTTCTTATATCGTTTCATTTCAGCGATGATGGCGGAGATCTTGTCGGTATTCTTCTTTTCGTCGTACAGTTTCAGCATTGTTACGTAAAGTTCGTATGGATAATGGACTTTCAGCCATGCGACATAGAGAGAATCGCAGGCCATTGAGAATGCGTGTGCAGCACACCTTTGTACCGTCGGTTTCCCGATATTTAGTAGCGGAGTAGATCATATCATCACCCTGTTCCCAGGGGCACAGCACTTCGGAATACGGAGTTTCACCGTAAACCTACTCCCTTGCGGGATGATCGTTACACATTTAAGCAGTTTCCTGTGTATTTAGCACGGTATTGTCATGTAATTCATTAAGTATCTCTTGTATTTTATTTTCTATGTTTTCTGTATATTTGATTTCATATAGTTTTATTTTGTTTTTGATACAGTATGATTGCTTCATTTTATCTGTTATTTCTCTTTGCTGTTTTCCCCAGTCGATATTTATGTAATGTTGTTCGCCTTGATATTCAATTAAACACAACAGAGACTTTTCGTCATCGAGTAAAGCAAAATCAAATCTTAACGGATTTTTGTATCTTAGATCTTCGAATTTGTACTCATGAATAAATTTGACATTATTTTTTTCTAAACATTTTAATATTTTTAATTCGCCAGAAGATATTTTACAATTTGAACAACCACAAGAAACTCTTGATCCGGATAAAAAGTGGCTTACAGTGTCCTCTATTGTATTTCCGCATTCACATTCTAATAGCCATATAGCATTACCTTTTATGTCTGAACGTAAATATTTGATTGCGGTTAATTTATGTACTTTTATCCCTGTAATATCTTTCTTGTGATCTTTAAGCTTATATCTCATACATCCGCATGATTTAGTTTTACCTGTAAGAATATTGTTTTTATATGTGATAAATTCATTTCCACAATCACATATGCATTTACATTTTTTATTATCAATAAGTTCTATTGGTGTTATAAAGCCATATTTTTTCATTAATTCAATTGCTTTATTTCTCTTTTTTTGACATTTTCCACATATTTTAGTAGGGTGACATTGAACGTCTACAGCACAAGCATCAAAAACATATCCGCAATTCATACATGTACAATTATATCTTGCCCTTTTCACGCCTTTTTTTGTAACATAGTCTTCAAGACGATAATTGAATTTAATATTATTTATTATTTGACCCGATAAATCTTTTCTTCTCCAGTCGCTCATATTTTAAATTGTTTATAATGAATTATTTAGATTTATACCGTTAGCCGCTTTATGCGACACCCAGCATTTGCTGGTTCACTGTGTTCTTCGACACGGATTGCTCCGTGAAGGTTCCTAATTGAAACATGTAATTTGCAGCATTCTCTATAATTGTCCATATCTGTTCCACAACTTCATGAGCTTTCTTTTCAGAGGCCCCTTCTGTTTCCTGCAGAACCTTTGTAAATCCAATCTTGAACTTTTCCTTTTCAGCTAAAACCTTTTCAGTCTTTTTCTTCTTTATAGCCTTTGTGGTTGCATACGCTTCCGGCCCTGGAATTCCTGCTGCTTTCAGGATCTGAAGAATCTGTTCATCGAACATAAGAAAGCTGTCCGGAATCTCTTCCGTCTTCAGAAGTTTGTCCAGAGAAGGAATTCCGTACTCAAATCTTTGCCGATTAATAAACGTATTCAGCATTGATTTAAAGCCGGGACGGATGGCGGCAATGAATGCACTGAGCTGTGCAGCGCTCTTAGGTTTATAGATGCTGCATCTTTCAGCAGATTTATCTCTTTCAACCTGGTTCAGCCCCATAACGATTCTTCTTGCATACAGATTCCATATCTCCTTGTCGTCCTTTACGGCTTCAAGAAGTTCGTCAACTGACATAATAGGAATACCTGCAAGTTTGAATGTTTCGGCTATGATCTTTACAACGTCAACACGCAGGAAATCTGCCTTCAGATAGTTATAAGAGTCAGCTGTTTTTCCGTCGATATATGCAGCGTAAACCGCGTCTTTAGATCCACTCTTAGACTTGACTCTTACTATGCCTATCTCTCTGCGAAGATCCTTGTCTGACAAGAGATGAGCACACGGATGCGGACTTAACGAAGTGATAATGCCTTTATACTTTTTAGACTCTTCAATCAAATCAAGATATTGTTCTTCAATATAAGACTCGATCTGAACATCATCATCCACATCATAATCCGGATCATCAGCATTGTTCTCTCTTGCGTGTTTTGCGTCCAGTTCATAGTTTTGAATCTGTTTTGCAATAGCATTTGCGGTTTCAAAATCAAGATCTCTTGCTCGCGCAAGAAGTTTAAATGCGGACAGTGTCTTGGCTGTACCATAGGCAATCATTGGAAGACATCCGTATTCACCGAGGATTTCTTTCCCCGCTGTTTCGAATGCTTCAACGTTTGCCATGTTACAATCGAGGTCGGGTAGGCCGTTAGCCAACCTATCCGCTGAGATAAATCTTTCCGGATACATTTTTACAGGACAGTGGAGTCTGTTGATCGAAGAGAATCCCATTGCATAATTTGATACAAACGATGCACCAGAACCTCTTCCTGTTTTCGTCAGAACTCCGCCAAGCTCAATTCCCCTGTCGATAATCCTCTTCATGATCAAAGGATAATCGGCGGTGCCTGTGCTGGTCATTGTATCCATTTCAGCATGAATTTCCGCAGCCTCTTCCTTTGTTGGCATTCCGGCTTTGCGGATATATTCATTGCATACTGTTTTCTTATACAGAAAATTTCTTTTATCTAAATCCATATCCGGATATGGATTCGGTATTTTCTTTTCATTTGTAAAATGTACGCCTTCAAATTCTCTGAGAATCAATGTATTCTCCATAGCTTCTTCGATCTGGGCTCTGTTCAATACATTCTGATCCTTGAGCATCTGATAAGCTTCTTCAGCCGACGGAAGATATAAAACGAAGTCATCTTCATTTCCATAGGTGATCTTCGATGCCAGCAGAAGCTCTCTGCGCAGTTCTTTTTCTTCCTTATAAACATAATGACTGTCCGTTCCATAGATCAGAGGCCACTTATATTTATTATGAAGCTCTATCATCCACTTGTTTCTGTCCAATTGAATCTGCTGAGAATGATGCTGAACTTCCAAGTAGAAATTGCGACCAAATATGTTGGCTAACTGAACCATCATATCTTCTTCATTCGGTCCCGCAACACAGGCAGAGGTACACAAAAAGTTATTGGAATCAAGTCGTCTCAGAAGATCGTAGTCAACCCGTGCATGATAGTAAAATCCTGTCAGATTTGCTTCCGACAGGATCTCGTTCAACTGATAGAAACCTTCCATATTTTTAGCCACCAAAATCAGATGATAGCCACGATGATCCTTTACGGTTCTATCCGGAACGAAATAAGTTTCTGCAGCAGCGAGAGGCGTCATCTTAAAGTTTTCATCAGAATACTTTTGCGCTAATTCAAACTGTTGCCAAACGTTGGATCTGTTGCCATGCTCAGACATGCAGAGAACATGATGACCACGTTCTCTATATACCTTTGCATAGTCTTCTATAGACATGGTACTGTCAGGCTGGGTTAGACAATTACTATAAGATGTGTGAACGTGATATGGTTCGAACTCAATCAAATCATATCACTCCTTCTTCCCCGTTGGCGTTCCTCCGGTTTCGTACGATAAATCACCGTTATAGTAATTCCATAGTCGTATTTCTTCTGGAGTGGCTTGTGTATTTTGTTGTTTTTGACTCTTTCTTAACTCTTTTTCGCCTTTGACGAATGGATCATTTATTTTTTCAATTTCTTCTTTTGATAATGTTTTGCCTATACGTTCATCGTATGTTTGCATAACCAATCCGTTATAGACAACAAAAGATCCAGACATAAGTCCTTCTAAACTATTCCAGCGTGGAAGAGCACCTTTTCTAACTTTTGCACCACTTGAACAGAACCACCTATGTTCATCTTGAAATTTCAACGCATCTTCTGAAATTTTTACTGCAACACATTGTTTATATTTTCCTTTAATGAGAAAAGTTCCAAGATAAGAACAACTAACATATTGATCCCAATAATAATGCTCGTAAATATCTTTTGTTAACGTGTCGTCCATTTTTTCAGATAAATCAAATACATATACATAATTATCAGGAGTAGTTTCATTAATTGTATACACTAAAGGTTCATTTATTTCTGTTATATCTATTTTCTTAATTGGATTTCTGTTTATTATGTAGTTTTCAGTTACATTTATATCGTCGCTATCATAAAACTGTTGAGTAAACGTTTCTTTTCCATTTTCGTAATGACAAGCATAGCTACAATCATCGTACTCTATGTACATTTCCATATCGATGGTCATATCAGGAAAAGATTCTTCAATTTTTCCAAGAATTGGCGCAGGCGGTGCCCAGGCGGTTCTTACAATTAGTGTGTTATCGTCCTTCCAGTAAGAATCAGCGTTCCATTTTGTTCCCCAGTTTTCGCAACGCCAGTTATACCATGCTGGAACAAGAAAGCCATTTGCATCTTTTATGTCTGGTCTTTCCATTATATCTTTTGGTTCTGGTATAAAATTGTTAAAATCAATTGCGCCGTTTCTTCCGCACAAAAAACCATGCACATCGCATATTTCATGAGGTTTTCCTTCAAACGTAATCGTTGTTGTAGCCCAGTTTGGCATAACAAAACCTCCATTTATTCTTCTTCCATTCCATTGTCGGTGCAGAAGTAAACACCATCCTGGTTGTCAAATACTTCTCTTGCCACCTGTTCAAGAACAGTTGTGCAGTTTCCGTGAAGATCGCTGAGATTATCGTTGTAATACTGAATAACTTCCTTCTCGAACTCGATAAAGGTCATCGGATTTGAGCCCATAATGACATCCTCAATCCGATGAACGGCCTCATTACCCTTGAAAAGATTACGAAGATAGTCTTTGGTGGTTAATTCATCTTTGTTCGCCGGAATAATGATAATCTTATAAGTAACATTGCCAAACTTCTTTGCTTCGGGAAGAAGATGCGTTAATGCTTCATACTTATCCGTATTGGCAACACGAATTCTTACCGCATCGTCCTGTATATCGACGACGATATCTTCATCGTTTTCGAAAAGAACCTTCAGTTTGTTTGCATACTCATACCACGGGGCTGACAGAGTAAAACCTTTCATAAGAACAACTCCTTTTAAATGCAAATAATGCATACGGAAACCACTCCAGTATGCAAATGCAGCTCCCGTCTTACCAACATTGCTGCGTTCCCTGATTATTATCTTGTTTCTTTTTGAACTTCTTCGATAGGGTCTGTAAGTAGACGCTTGAAAATACCAGTGAATTTCTTTTTCTGTTCTTCAATCCATGTTGGGTTTGCAAAGCCGGTTGTCCGGATTCGCAAGGCAAGCTTCGCCATCTGTTTCCACTCGTGGTTTACGGAGCCGACAGCTTTATTGCAGGTAATGTCTCTCCTCATTCGTCTTCCTCGATTTCAATTTCAAGACGGGCGAAAGGAATTACATCATAATTTCCATTCTCACCGCCAAGAAACTCAAATAGTCTTGCCTGACATTCTTCCGTAAGATCATCCCAAAAGAATTCGAAATCTTTTGTCATGCAGCAACCCTCTCAGTCGCATTCAGTTTGTTCCACTGTGCCGGAGACATGCCCATAATGGAATATCCGACAGATTCCAGAGCCGTAGATCGGTCATACGACCCAACATCCTGTGCATAACGAGTCGTGGCATTGGCAAAGCCATACAGAGACAGATCCCCACCGCGAATCAGATAATCCAGAATGCCTTCGCCTTCCTTCTTGGTATAACCGAAGTCAGACCCGGCGAGCTCGACCATAGCAGGAATATTAGCGGTCGTGATCTTAGCACCCTTTGCTTGGCGCATAAGATCCACCACTTTTTCAAACCTTGCCTGATCCACTACGGAACGAACCGTATCCTGAATCTTCAGTTGCAGCGCCATATCATCCGCAAGAAGCGTTTCATTGCTGTAGATTGTATAATCCTCAGCAGCCTCATTACCGCGACCGACATGATACTTACGAGTCTTTGCATCATTAACCACCATTCCGTTTGAACAGACGAGACGATACACAAGAGGCTGGATTGTCACAGAGCCCAACCCTACCTCAGAGTTTGTGATCAGAATACCGGATTGAACAATATCCCCAGGCACAACTTCTGTAGTCAGCCGTGGATTTACAACTTTCAGATACATCCGTTCATCTGTTACTTCGCAGGATTCAATAGATGCTTCCGGCATATCCGCAATGATAGGCAGAACCGTCTGAGCAATTTCAAAGTTATCGATCCGACGATACTTCTCAGACAGGAACGCCCGTGCTGTTCCATCCAGCGTACGGATCATCCTTGTTTTCGGAGACTTATTAAACCAACTGTTGACATTCATCGCCAGCAATTCAGGATTGTCATAGCGCATCTTGTCATAATACTTTGCAGGAATACCAAGATTTGTTCCGATCTGATTATGAGCAATTTCATTCACATTGAGAATGATGGTCTCTCCAGTGGTGTCATTGCGGATACTAAGCATGGCGTTTGCGTCATTCGCATCCATGATCATGTTCCTTGTGTCCACAAGATAGTCCCGTTTCACCTGGTTTCTGCGATAGAGTTCTTTAGCAAGTTCTTCAAGCGTTCTTCCCTGTTTCATTTGCATTATTCCTTTCTTTTACTGAATTAATGTGTCTTCTTCCTCACAATAGTCTATCTCCAATATCAGATGTATCATTCCACACTGATCGCACAGAAAGTTTACGGCTGCCATATCCAGCCCCGTGTCCTTATGGAATCTGTATAACAGCTCTCTGATATCTTCAATCGTATACTCAATAGATTCGTCTATCTGAAGACTGGCTGGTAAATTGCCTTCCTCTGCGGCTGATATAGCATTCTCAACTATTTCGTCATAGTCTTCCCAGATAAAAGAGTTTCTTTTCAAGATCATTCCTCCTTATATCCTTCATATTCATCGTCTTTCTTCTTTTTTGAGCCAAGCTTTGCCATACCGTTAGGACACACCTTCCTTGCAGAGCACAGCTCAGTGCAGTAAAAGTCCGGCTTCTCCTTGCAGACAAGCCAGTCAAGCACGGTGCTTTCTTCCATTCCTTCGATCTGTTTTCCGGCCCAGGATAAAGCATCGTTATAAGCATCCAGAGAGAAAAGACGCTGAGGTTTCACACCAGCCTCGTTGAACAGATGAAACATAAGACTCGCCGGATATTCCCCGTATTTCAGCTTTACATAAGCTGCATACAGCAATTGCTGACGGTACATCTTGTCTTCATCCTTCTTGAATGACTGCATGGATTTGGATTTATGGTCACAAATAATAAGATCTCCGGAAAATTTCTCCCGGAGGATCATATCGACGATTCCCACAAAAGGTCTCGTTTCATCTTTATAAGGAAGATCTATCTTGAATTTCTCTTCAGCGGACAGGACTTCATAACCTTCAAACTCATCAAAGTTAGTCAGGAATTCCACGCCGGACTCATAAGCCTTCTTTGCGTATCCCTTTGACGCAAGCATCCTTGGCCACGCCGTTACCACTTCTTCCGGATAGCGACGTTCATACTCAAAGAGCATCTCGTCTTTAGTTAGCTTCTTTTTTGCCCAGAGGTCCAGAAGATCATGAATCAAAGAGCCTCTTTCAGCAAAGGCGTTATTCGCCTGTTCCTCAATTCCTTCTATCTTTTGAAGATAAAATCCATATTTACATTCGTCAAACGAACTTAACTGAGAATAAGAATATACGTGATTATCACCCAGTAATCCCAATGGGTTCAGCCTCCTTTTCAACCGAGCCCATTGTTTCAATCCGCTCGGCGTTTTATTAAGCTATTTCTTTTGCTTAATGAACAGCCTCTGTGTAGATAAAGCCGTCTTTCTTTTGCCAGTTTTCATCATATTCTTCGATGTACGTTGTACATTCATGATTATTATTCTGTGCATCCAGCCATCTCATTGCTTCAGCGCAGGTCTGAAATGTCTGGCTTGATTTGCTGTTCGTAAAATTAATCGTTGCAAGGTATGTCATACGCTTTCCTTCTTTCGAAAACTTCAGTCGCAACAGGAGCCCCGTCACATAAACGCAGAATATAAATCTTATCGTTGTCAAGGTTGAAGAACTTATTCATCGTTCTTGCAAGCTTTGTATGCCGTGTTTTGTGATGGGAATGGTACCAGATCCAATCCTTTATCTCTTCTCCTGTTGCAGACTGTTCAAACGGATCATAATTCATATATCTGAATCAGCGCTCTGATCTTTGCTTAAGCCTTTGTATTTGAGTTCCCAGCCGGAAGAAGTCATCACCAGTTCTTCGTAGACCGAATCCTGATTCTCTTCCACCCACTTTGAAAAGCGTTCCATACCTTCTTCGGGCGAATCCGCCCTGACTCTGAAAGTTATCTCCGTTACTTCTCGGACAGAGAAATCGTAAATATTCATTTTTCCTCCCTTAGATCGGTTGAGTCTGAGTTCCATCGTCAATAGCAAACTCTTCAAGCGCCGCTGCCGCATTCTCCGGAACTTCAATTCCCGTATGATCCCAACCATAAACAGTCTTATCTCCGGTGCTCATCTGGAACAAACGACGGTTGGTGGGATCATAGCAGGTGTTGATGAAACCCGTAACGCCAAAATCACGATTCTTGGTAACGCGGATACCCTTGGGAGATTTCTCCACATTGAGAACCACGTCCGCAAGATTTGTGATTGCACTGCTTCCGCTGACGTCATCAGAAGTAAACGTTGCTCCAGCAGCAGTCTTCCGAGGATGAGCAATACAGATCACATGCGCCTTATACTTATTGGCAAAGGCTTTCAACTGAGCGGTGAACTTGGCCTGAGCCTTGTTCTCCTCGTCTGCAGAAACCAAAGCACTCATTAAGTTGTCGCATACGAAAGTCTTTGTTCCATAGCGACGAGCGCAGGCTTCAAACACCTTCAGAATGGAGTCAGTCTGCTTTTCATCTGTGATAACAGAGTTGTCATACAGGAAGAACTTCCCGTCCAGCCACTGTTTGATCCGCTTCTGAATTTCTGCGCTGACACAGCAGATGTTCTTTCCGGATCTTGCGTCGGTTTTGTACTCAATGTACTTTCGCTCAGTAGCCTGAAGCATAATCCACTCAAGAAACTTATAAGAAGACAGTTCTCCACTATAAACACAGACGGATTCTCCCTGAGAGATGGCATTCAAACAAATTGGACCACTTAATGTGGACTTGCCCTCGCCTCTTTTACCGGAAATTATACAAAGACTACCTTCGCTGAAACCACCGATCATGTTATCCAGCGCCGGAATTTTCGTAAGCAGCCTCGGAACAGTCGTGGGATCAACGAAGGGAATCTTGGACAGTTCCAGAACGCCCTTAATCGGAGCGGGTTCGCAGGAAGCTACCAGATTCTTCAGATAATCTGGACCATAAGCCATAAGGATTTCATTGGCATCCTTACAGATACGGTTGAAATCCTTTCCGTTCCATGTGAATTCAGGATATTCGCCGGGAATCATGCAACGATCTTCGCCAAGTCTCTTGGACAGAGTGGACACCATTTCCAGACCAGGTTCATCAGAATCTCCGAAGAGAATGATCTGATTAAACTTTTCAAGATATTCCCAGCAAAGGTTTACCCACTCCATATTGTTGCAACCGCAAGGAACGGAAACCACATTGGATACACCGGCTTCATACAGAGCCAGAGCGTCAATTTCGCCTTCAGTAATTACCAGAGGACGGTTGAAATCAGTCATATCCATACCGAAAAGAATTGGTTCCGTGTTGGATTCCTGCCATTCTTTCGGCCCATCTTTCTTCTCATGACGCTTCGGCTTCCGATGCTTCACGTAAACCAATTCGCCGTCCCGATAGAACGGGAATAAAATGTTTCCATCTTTATCAGCACCAATCTTCCAATCCAGAAGAGTCTCTTCAGAGATCCGCCGGGTAGCGAAATAGGTTACGATTTCTTCTGTCATGGGATAAAGCATATCCGGATCGGGCTTTGTATAAATTTTCTTCTGTTGTTTCGTCACCTTAGGAAGAGAATAGCCGGTGGGAGCTTGTTCTCCGAAGAACTCACAAAGCTGTCTGAAATTACCCGTTTCCCCACAGCTTCCACGCTTACAGTTATACGCACCATTGTTCAGACCAATGGCAAATGTTTCTCTGTCTGTATCATGACCGCCACAGAAAGGGCAGAATTCAGCGATTACCTGACCGTTCTTTACACGAAATTGACCAAGATGTTTTTCCGCCAGTTCGATGACGGCACTAGCCATAGAGTCCATATTTTTCACCTTTCTTCATTTTCATTTCTTTTGCAGATAATTTCTTTTACATATGAAGCAAACTAAATACGTAGTATTAAGTAGAAGCGAGCTGTACCTTGTCTGGTACAGCTCGCTTCAGTGAGGTGCTGCAGGCACGGTCCTGTATAGGACCTGCCAGCAGCACCTCACCAGAAGTTTATCTTTGCGAACTTATTAATTACATCAATAAGGCAGTTTCTGCTTTTCTTTGCTTCAATTAGAATGGAGGCGGATTATCGTCTTCACTTTCTTCAGACTTCTTTTCCGCAGGCTTCGCGGGCGTCAGCGGAATAACCTCAGTAGCTCTTACACTCAGAGAGAACTTTTCATTCCCATTCTTGTCCTTATAAGGCTGAATGATCTGGTCTCCGTAAACCTGAACCATAGTTCCTTTCTTAATACGAGGGTAGATAAACTCGCCACTCTTTCCCCAGACGGAAACGTTGTACAGGTCACTGATGTAGTTGTCTCCCTCTTTCTTCGTGGTGTTTACGGACACAGTGAATGAAACGACGGTCGTTCCTTGCCAGTTCTTCTGTGTCGGGTCTTTAATAAGTCTTCCTGTTAAACCTACTTTTGCGCAATTGGACATATTTTTCCCACCTTTTCTTTATTGCCTCTTTTTTCTTTATATTTCAGAATGGCTTTGCTTTCTTTTATCATCAAATTTCTTTTAAAAGAGCCACAAGAAAGCCCCCGGAAGAGGCTCCGGGGGCGCTTTAACACCGACTTTCAGTCAATGCTGATGTCACTGCTTCAGCCGGTGGTTTTGCTTAAGCAGCTTTCTTTGCAAGAGACAGAAGCTCTTCCAGAAGAGCATTCAGCTTATTCATGTCTTTGCAAGTCATGTAGTTCGCCCCACCAATGTGTTTCACAACCACGTTCTGGGTGAACTCTTCCTTCTGTTCCTTGGTATATTCCTTTGTTACGAGAGAAATGCCGTTCTGGATTCTCTTGGTGATGGCCTGATAGTCTTCAGGCGTTGGAGCGAAAGCGGTCTCTTCCGGAATGGAGTACTTCGTCCTGTCCTTGGAATAATAGATATCATGAGAGAATCCAAGACTCTTACAGGCAATGGACAGAGCATCCGTATACGCCATTTTCATGGCTTCATCGTTACAGTACGCTCCGCTCCTTTCGTTGGCGACAAACTTATTACCGCCAACGCCGGAGATCGGATGAGACTGTTCCTTGGAAACAGGATCGACAACCACAAGTTCCAGCGTACAGAAGACTGCAATCTCTCCGGTGGAACACGGCTCAAATGAATATTTCTCATTCTGCGTCCACCAGCCGAAACCGCAAGGTCCGAAGACTTCCGTCAGCCTCTTGATGCGCCACATCGGATTGATATCCGTGTAGCCTTTCAGTCTTCCGGCTCCGATCTCTTTGCGAGCGCTATCCGGTGTTGTCATGAACTGACTGTAGAATCTGGTGTTTCCTGACTGGGCTTCGGGCGTTTCTTCAGTCGTTTTCTTTGCAGGCAAACAAATCATTCCTTTCTTTTCATCATATCTGTGTTAATCGGAACTACATCAAGACATTCCTTGGACAAAACTTCTTTTAAAGTTAATTTCTTTTGCTTTTCTTTTATCAATTTCTTGTATCCTCTGTCATGTCTTGACTGTTCAAGCATTTTTAAGTCCGGTATACGCTTTATGTAGTACACCGGACCCAGCGGGTCGCCATATTGGTTACATTCAAACCAACACAGTGCTCCGCTTGGGTAATAATGTTTTCCCTTAAATGTGTCCTGTGTTCGATAGAGGGACAGATAATCTATCATATCTTCATGTCCAACCATGGAAGTCACAAGCACTTTGGGAAGATTGAAGTGTGAAGTACCGTCGAATTGCTTTACAACTCGCCAGCCGGAGCGTTTTTCAGAAGTCGTTATCGCAGAGCAGAGAACATAAGAAGGCCAGAAACTGCTATTATTTATGTCTCGGTCGAGTACAATGGCAAGCGAGTAATACGACGTGACACAATCTCCTTTTGCAGTTCTCTCTTCTCTCTCTGCCATGAGCGTTTATGAATCTTTCTGTAAGTCTCCTGACACACTTCACACCGACACTGAGCCGCATTCTTTCTTTCGCACATGAGTCCGCAATCGATGCATTCATAGAACCCGTTCGTGTTCTTGATGCACTGATGATTCTTCACCCAGGACGGAATTTTGATTCCGCATTCCTCACAAGTATCACAGCTTGCAAGGTTTGTCCGCAGATTATTCAGTGCAATGGTACCAAACACCCGCCAGAACATTTGCTTATGTACGGATTTATTCATTCCCTCTCCGGCGAAGAGGTATTTCACGATGTATGGATACGCATACTCAAGAGATCCATATTCGGAAATTATTCTGGAAGCGATATCTTCCGCTACAAAAGTACTGCCGCTGATAAGCTGTCTTTCCGAATCATATGAGTTCTCCTGCGAACTGATCATCGAAGAAATATCGGCCTTATCCAGATTACAGAACAGCAGCGGAATCTCCGGATGAGAGGTTGTGCAAGGCTCGCTTAACAGCATCTGCCAATTAAACTGAGGAACCCCGGCGTAATTCAGATTGATATGACGGATATCCTCAAATGCCTTGCAAACCCTATTCATCGTAGAATTATTCGGATCAGCATATTTATTCTTATTGTTCTGTTCCGACCGCTGATTCTTTGAGAACTGGAACCAATACGGCATACGGCCATTCTTTCCACCAGTAGCTTTGCCAATCTTCTTTGCTACGTTAGGGTAGTTGGTATACTCATGCACAACGCCAGTCTTTGCGCCATCTATACGCAAGTTATTCAAGTAGGTTAATAGAGCTGCGGAGACTCTGTCAGGCTTTTCTTTATTCCACAGCCGAGTCAACATGTTCGATATCTCACCGATGTTTGAATACTCATGGGCTCTCAGCAGCCCTTTATACAGGGATTCACTGGATATAGGCTCTGCTTTTGCCTTTTCGGCATCATAGAACAACGGAACAATGTCGAATTCCTTAACGTTTCTTTCCGCAACCGATACGAACAATGGATCTACCACCACGTTCAACTGATCTCCATCGACATCAAACTGAAGTATTCTGGAAACCATGCTTTGAACACTAGTATGAATGGCATTCGTATAGAACCAATCGTAGATATTCTGATCGTGTGTGATCCGCTGGATCGAATGCTCCAGATACAGATGCGGAGATCGCAGGACGTCAGCTTTCTCATGGCGTCTGAAGATTTTGCAGGCTACTTCATCTTTTGCCAGTAAGCCTTTTGGATTTTCTTCGCCGAGGAACCAGTGCTGACATGCTGCATAGAAATCCGGCAGGACAAACAGCCGTTTGTTCTTGCATCTAATCCGTCCGGACTTTGCGTCTAAGAGCATTCGTTTTCGAATGGCTTTCAGACTCTCCCGACTATACGCTTCCCTTAAAAGTTCAGGGTATATTGCCAGCGCAGCTTTATATGGAATCTCTGAATCCGGATCAGCATTCAGCGTTCGTAACATGGCATCCATATTCCGAGTCAGATTCGTAATCCGATCATGATCATGCTGTGTAAACTGTCGGATCTCTTCGTCTGTCATTAATTGACATGTTTGAATCATTTGATAGGACAAGGTTGTATCTTTGATATAATCTTCTTCATAGTTGGTACGGCAGAACTTACAGTTGTTTTCCTTAAAGAACTGCTTATACTCTTCCCACGAAGTATACAGCTTATACAGCTTAAACATCGATGTCGTCAGAATGACGTTGATATGTTCCTTCTCCAGATCATGAACCTTACCCCAGGCATCGGTGATGATTGGCTTAGCGTTATTCATCTTACAGAACCGTATGAAATCAAAACTGCCGAGAAGTCCTTTGATCCAGTCTGCACGAACCATAAAGTTCGATTTTGATACTTCCGGTAGCATCATGCCACAGCCGTCCGTATGATCAATCATAACCGTTCTGACACCGATCTCATAAGTATAGTCCGGCTTGATATACATCATCCGATCTGTGACAGGAGCTTCAAAGTCCTTAATAACGATGCATCTATCAATATCAAAGTCCGTCCATTCCTCCGTTGCAGAAGAGCAGAGACTTAAATATGCCAGATATTTATTCTGATTCAGACTGCCACGCTCGTTAATCGTCTTCCAGTCCATACCGCATTCAAGCCTCTTATGGACTTTATCCCATGCGTTATCCGACATGCACTGGATTTTATCCCGCCGTAGTTGTCCCGCACTGGCAGTGAAGAATCGATAATGTCTGTTTTCAACGCCGTTGCTTGTAAGAATCGGAATGTAAAATCCATTCATTACTATCTGTCGTAGCATTTCTACATTTTTCCATTTGATCACAACCAGATCCAAGGTGGTATCAAACGGCTTCAGTTCCAACGCTCTCGACAGTTCACAACAGAACTCCGCAATCTTTTTTGAAGTTTTCAGCTGTTGATACGTAACGCCTTCAGGGAAAGGATAATCAGCGTCTTTCGGATAATAGAGAACTGAATCAAGCCGCACAGTTCTCGGAATACCACTGTGCGCTTTAATCAGCGTCTCAAGCTGATCCTTCAGAAGTTTCTTCTCCGAAAGAATTTTTGCACGTTCTTCCTTGGGCGCTTCCTCTTCTTCCATAACATCGAGCTTGTTCTTCAGTTCAATAATGCGGGAATACAGGGCCTGCTCTTCATGGGTAAATAAATCATAGCCGGACAGGGACACCAGACGAATTTGATCCTTTAGGTAAGTTTTGTCTCCCAACTTGGTCACTCCCCCTTTCACTGATATGATCCTTTTTTTTCTTTTTCAGAAATCGATAATGACTTTCTCCTTTACGGCGTTTTTCGGATGTCTTCAAAGTTCGGTACCGAACTAATTTGCGTAAAAAAATGCTGCGCGGCATATACAACCGCGCAGCAAGGCCACTAGTCCCACCTCGTGGCCGATGCTCCTCAAAGTTGCCTGCCCCGAATTCTTGTAATGAAAAGCGACATGCATTACTAGGGTTCAACCCGATTGAGCATACGGACAGTCTCTCTGTTAACCGGTCGCTTCTTGACGAAAGGAGGTGATGAGCTATGTACCGGCTACATCACATTTAACGTCGGACTGAACGAAACCATGTAAACCGACGGGCTCTAGCCAGTTTTGTTAACAAGTTTCTGTCTATCGATAGGCTGTCGGAGCTGAGAGAATCGAACTCCCACTAGCTGGATATAAGCCAGGTGCGCTACCGTTACACCAAGCTCCGGCAAAAATGTCACAGCGCGAGAACTTAAGTTTTTTGCAAAAGGGCCTCGAATAAAAAAATTATTTTTCGGTTGGATTAAGAGAGACGCTGTGACGCAGGTGCACGCTTTATAACCGATGAACAATTATAAAAAACTCTTTTTATGAATTTAATGCCGCTTCAAGTGGCCAGCTTGAAATGAATGCTTAGGCGCAACGGCGCGATGGACTGTATTGGCTCTCACAGGAGCCCTTAATACAGTCCAATATGGATCGGTGCACTACTCCGATCCAGTTAAAGAGAAACAAATAGGAGAGCGTTCCAACCTTTCAAAAGTTTCTCTTTAAGGCAATTTAATTGGGTCAAATATAATTTAGCGAAGAAACTTAGTTACGAAGTAACTATTACTGACTGAGGCCGCCTCGACGACGTCGAACGGCTTGTCGGTTCGACGTCGTCGACGGCTGCATCAGTCAGATAGATATACCTTTACGGTTCTTCTAATCACATCAAAAGAGTTAGTTAAAACTTTTCTTTCTTACGCTATTTTACCATTCAGATAATCTTTCAGCATGGATTTTACGTTTACCTGCCACTTCTTGTTCTGCTGAGCGATTAAATTCTCAAAGTAGTCTTTCTCCACCATCGTGTAGTAAGACAGAAGTCCACGCAGGTGATACACGTCATCCATATCCCAATACTTCTTATTCTTTGTATCGAGAATAAAGGAACACAGAGCTCCCCTGAAATTCTTCTTGTTTCTATACCCTACCGTAATATCATAGTTTCCGTTACACATCAGACCAAGGTTCCAGTTGTTTCCCTTAACGGAACCAAACCTAGTCTTTTCATCCTTCAGAGTGTAAGGAGCATCGAATTCTTTCAGCACATCTCTGATCAATGCAACCACGTTCATCCACGGAAACTTTTCCTGAGCGGAAACTATAATGTCATCCGCGTAACGGGTGTAAATCATGTGGCGAGAACTGAGCTCATTGAAGATTCTGAAATCAACGGGAATCATGATCCAGTTGGTCAGAAAAGGCGACAGCGGAGACCCTTGCGGCATTTCCCCGTTGGCCTTGTAATTGAGCGAAATTGCCTTCCGAAGCTCTTTGAATCCAGTTGGATCTTTGCAAACTTCGCTCGTAGGAAATACCATGCTGAGCATCTTCATTACAAAGTCCAGATTCGTATGCGGAAAGAAGCCACTGAAGTCCGTCTTCAGATACCAATTGGACTTATTTCCTACGTGTTTCTTGTTATTATCCACGATACTTCTGCCCTCGATATACGCAAAGGCGGAAGTATGATACAACAGACCGCAGTTATCACGAAGAAAACTGGTGAGCCGATACAGTTCAGACTTCAGAGGTTCCAGCGGTTCATCAATGGGACGGAATCCACCAGTAGATTTGGGGATCTTAAAAGAGTTGAATAACTCATTTCTATCCATTTCAAACAGTCTTTTGTTATCCTCATTGAACTTCTTCAGCCATGAAATCATTCCGGCAACATCGACTTTGGACAATATGTTCTTATCGATATGTTCAAACCGCCGGGTAATCGTTGCAGTCGAGTTTGAATTCTCAAGCGTGTAATCGCTTAAGACGATATTATCAGCAATCACATCTTCCCACGTTAACTGCCGTGGTTTTCTGTGCTGCCTTACTGTTACATAAATCATTCATCTGATCCTTTCATTTCTGTTGCTTCATAAACTAAAAGAGATGGGGCGATGTCGCTTCCAGGTTTGAGGCAGCGCCTTCCGCCGGTCTTTACAGGTTCCACGCGCTGATGTTCCACTTCTGACAGTTTGTCAACTCAGTATTTGTCTACTTTCGGGAGACTTTTATTCCTCTCCCGGTCAGATCATCATTGTTTCGACGGTGTTCTTAAAAGTTCAGGAGCTCTGGATCTCCAGCCCGCGTGAATCCATCTCCGAGCAAAATGATTCTATTAATTACATCAATAGCTCAACCAAAGGTTGTTCTTCTTTATTAATTACAACAGAAGGGTATCAAAATCGAACGGTTTCAAGATCATTGCCCGTTCAAGTTTATTTGTTTTGACAAAGTTGATGAAGTTCACAACTCCGCCCATCGCCACAGACCACACCGTCGGAATCACGCAAAGAGAAACTTTGCAGGCACTGACAGGCACGTTCTTTTCAGCTTCGGCGTGAGAGAAGTCCATCTGATCCAGAAGGAATTCAATATCTTCATCCTTTTCCCAATCGGCGGCATAATGCTGTGCATCCGTCAGAGCAGTACGGAAGTCAAACATCGCCTTAATGTTCATGTTATACCGATTTTCTTCCACGATCTTCCGGCGCAGGTCAATATTATCCACGCAGAGGAACACATAACCGGAAAGCTTCTGACCGTTCCATCCTTCCGGATACAGACGAATAGTCTTTGCAGCGTCCGGATTGATCTTACACCAACGGTCATACACACCTTCGATCTTGGGCTTATAAAGATTCTCGGTTGTGAACATCTGATTCGCAAGATTATGTTCTTCCACGATATCAAAATCATAGAGACTCACATTCGTCAGACCAAATCTCGCAAGAAGTTCCGCGACTGATGACCCGACAGAGCCACAGCCGATGATATGAATCCGATCTTCACACAAAGACGGATCAAAGAATTCACTGCTTTTCGCCAGATTCACCAATCCCACTCCTTATCATAATTTATTCCGTTCCAGTAACCGGGAAGATAAACATCGTCCTCTTCTTTTTTCTTCTTCTTTTCCTGTTTCGGATAATACTTTTCCGGATAATACTGAACAATTTTCTTTGTCTGCACAAGATCTTCTGTCTCGGCAACCCACTGAGTCAGCGTCTGATCTCCGGTTTCCACTTCCAGAATCACATCTTTGCGGTCATAGAAAGTATTGGCATCCACATCATACAGATAAGTATTGATATCGCCCTTCTTATTCCAGATCTGGAAGATATAGAATCCGGACTTGCCCATGTTCTTCAGCACATCATGCTGATTAGCAAGATCCACGCCGGAAGCTACTGTGCTGAAGTTTACATGACTATGCGCCTGGAAATGCATGTGCTCAATTTCGTCATCGGACAGAGAATTAAAGAACTCCAGCGTGTCTTCATCCTCTGTGTCCACTTTTCCGCCGTTGACATACTGCTTGCAGAGTTTCACGTCATACACCCGATAGAGCTTATCCGAAAGCTTCTCTACCAGACCATACCAGCCAACTTCCGTAGAATAATGATCCACAAGGAAATTCATCTTCAGATACGCATCCTGGCTGTACAGGATAGTAATCTTTTCTTTTGCTTCTTCACACATATCCATGGAGAATGAGAACTTGGTTTCGTTCATATCGAACTTATACTTCTCAATCCCTTCATGGATCTTCTGAAGACATTTCTTCATCAGCTCAATTTCGGCTTCCTGTGTAAGATTTATCGGTTTCATTTACT